GGACATTAAATGATTATAAAGAATATAATAAGAAAACAAAAGATATAATTAATGTATTCAATAAAGGTACCCATTTCAATCATAAAGTGAATGGTAAATTGACTTTATCAGAGAATATTTCGGATTTGGGTGGTGTTGCAATTGCATTAGATGCATTAAAAAAGAGTCAAATAGAACGTCAACTAGATAACAATCGTATTATACGTGAATTACAGATATTTTTCATATCATATGCAGTATCTTGGAGAATAAAGGAGAGACGAAAAAAGGCTATACAGGGGTTATTTATCGATAGACACGCTCCATCACATCTTCGAGTGAATTATATTGTGAATAATTTTGATGAATGGTATATGGCATTTAATATAAAAACAACAAACAAGTTATTTATTCCACCAGAAGAACGTATTACTATTTTTTAAAATAAGTGAAACATCTATGCAGGTAATATCATTAAATCAGCTAGACGCCAATATTCAAATGTACCATCTGGTAGACGTCGTTTAATAATATATGGTAGTCTCTTTTTATCTAATTCAATACGTGCAATATCCTTAACATTTGTAATATGTTCTGGTACAATAATGAATGGCTTTGCACCCTGAGAAAGTTGATTTGCGCGCGTACCAATTATATGAGCTCGTTCGTATTTAGTTAGAAATGGATATGTTTTATGAGATGAATCATATGATGCACGAATAATTGCATCATCTGATTCTTCACCCTTATGCAATGGAAGAACCTTGTATACCTGTTCTACATAATCAAGTAGACATTCTGGATGTTGTTGATATAGTTTCTTGAAAATACCCTGTTGTTCATTTTGTTGAGTATCAGTTTCATCTATTTCGAACTCCTCTTCCAATAGTTCTGCATCAAAATCACCGGATATGATATTATCATCTTCCATTTTACTTTACTATACTTGGTTTAGCTCTAAATATCTTAAATCTTAATAAATCAAATTTTTGATGTAATGATATAATTATCCAATCTTTTCATGTAAATAACATTATTATTTATATATTTCATGCACCCACTACCTAAAAATTTGATTGATATACATAGTATAGTATAATATTCACAGCATTAATTTGATATTAATCTTCTAATTTAGTCATAGTTTATTTAAAAATGGATTCTGATTCTTCACGTTCTTCTACGCCTCCACCACAATTCCTATTTGAAAGTACTGATGTACAGGAATTTGATGATTTTGATACAATGGGGCTAAATGATAGTCTTTTAAGAGGCATTTATGCATATGGTTTTGAAGCACCATCTCCTATTCAAAAAAAGGCAATCGTACCAATGGTAAATGGTAAAAGCATTATTGCACAAGCACAAGCTGGTACAGGAAAGACTGGTGCATTTGTGATTGGTTCTCTAATGCGAGTTGACCCGGCAATTAAAGCTCCACAGGTTCTAATTCTCTCTCCAACTCGCGAACTTACACAACAAACTGAAATTGTTGCACGCTCAATTTCAACTCATCTTGGAATTAATGTACATAGTGCAACTGGTGGCCCTCCAATTTCAGAAGACATCAAAGCTCTTCAAAAGGGTGCACAATTTATTGTAGGAACACCCGGTCGTGTGTATGATTTGATTCGTCGTCGTGCACTACCAATTGATAATATTCGTGTCCTTATTCTTGATGAAGCAGATCAAATGCTTGAAAACAAATTTAAGGAGCAAATTCTCTGTATTCTTGAATTCAAGTTCCCAAAGGAAACACAGGTTGGTCTATTCTCTGCCACAATGCCAGCTGAAGTAATTGATATTGCTGATAAACTTGCCGGTGATGATGCAGTACGTATTCTTATTAATCCAGAAAAGCTTACTCTTGAAGGAGTTAAACAATTCTATGTAGAACTTGATCAAGAGGATTGGAAGTTTGAAGTTCTATATGATTTGTATCAAAATCTAAATATTAATCAACTTATTATCTTTGTAAACAAGCGTCAAAAGGCAGAATGGCTTGCATATAAAATGAATGAAAAGGGGTTTACGCTAGAATGTATTCATGGTGATATGGACGTCGCTGAACGTAAAAAACGTATGAATCAATTCCGTTCTGGTGAAGTTCGTGTATTAATCTCTACTGACCTTCTAGCTCGTGGTATTGATGTACAACAGGTGTCTATGGTTATTAACTACGATTTCCCGCTTGAACGTGAAAACTATCTACATCGCATTTTCCGTACTGGTCGATTCTTAAAGAAGGGTGTTGCAATTAACTTCATTGCAGGTGATGAAATCCGTATGATGGCTGAAGCAAAGAAGTATTTCAATCTAAATATTTCTGAACTACCAAATAATCTTGCTGCACTTACAATTTAATCAATATAACTAAATACATCAAAATAAAAATAATATAATTTTATAATATAATATTTTTATTTTTACTTATTCATCTCTCTATCCACGAATATCATGTCGACATACTGGACAACGCACATTTTGTTCAAACCATCTATCAATACATTGCCGATGAAACATATGACGACAATGATGTATGCGTCTTACTTCTGAATTGGCAAGTGATTCTTGACATATACTACATATTTCTGATGTTGCTGTTGTGCTAATAATATTTGTTGCAGCATTTATTTGATTTTGTGTAGGTTGTACAATAACTGGTTCCATTTGTTGTGTTAAAGGAACTGTTGTAAGAGGTATAGTTGCAGTATACATTGATAGTATATTTGAGAATAGATTAGGGCGTGTTGAAGAACGATTTTGTTGTGATGGAATTGAAGTATTCATAAACTCATTTAATAGTGTCTGTAGTAATTCTTCACTTGTTTGATTCGTTGTTTCACGTATAACTCTCTCACGACGATTATAGCGCTCCTCTATTTCATCAATTTCTGATTGAGAATCATTATCAATTGTAAAGTTACGACGATTTGCATCATAAAGATTAAAATTATGTCGTGCCCTGTCTTGTATGTATTCTAAACATTCTCTAACAGAATTAAACTGTTCTGGATGATATAGTAAACCTGGCAGATAATTATGCAGGTCATCAAATAATTGTACACCATATGGACCGGTTCTCTGATTTCTATTCATTTTATATGCATATATACATATGCATATTCTACAAAATCAATTTTTTAGATACAATAAATTTGAATTTAATAATATAAATAAACTGTATAATATAATCAAAATGACATCAAAAGGAGCTGTTGGTATTCTAAATATGGGAAACACCTGTTTTGCAGCATCTGTGTTTCAAGCATTAAGGTCAATACCTGAGTTATCGGCATATATTCTTAAAAATGATATGGATGTTGAATGTAAAGATGCTGAGTCAAAAGAAGGACAAATAACTGTAGCATACAAGGATTTAATTAAAACACTATTTAGCGGACATATTGGTGATGTATGCAGACCTGCGGGATTCTATGATACTCTAAAGGATGTTGTAAAAGATACAATATATGAACAATTTTCACAGCGCATACCAAATGATGCACATGAATTTACTGTTTATCTCCTAGACCAGTTACATGAAGGCATGAAGCGCCCATTTAATATGTCTAACAAAAAAATAGGAGGTTTATCTCCCTCTCAAAATGCATGGTATACACAATTTAATAAATCATATAGTCCTCTAACTGACCTATTATTTGGTCTAGAACACATTGATTTTATATGTAGAAATTGCAATAATAAATCAACCAAATGGGAAGTATTTAATATGATTAAAGTAGGTTTTAATAATACAACACAATTTAATATAAATGATATGCTACAAAATGAAATGAAACATATTGATACTCTTGAAGATTATCAATGCGATTCATGTAATAAAAGAACAATTGTTGATATACATAGAAGTATTTGGAAACTACCTCATATATTAATTATTGTAATAAGACGTTTTAATGAAATGGGAAATAAGGAACACACTTCTGTTGATATTTCAACAACACTATATCCATCTCAAATATTTTCAAAAGATTCTCCTGAACCATCAAAGAAATATTCATACAATCTTATTTCAATTGTTAATCATCATGGGTCACACTTTGGTGGACACTATACATCGGCTGCAGTTAACCCAGTTGATTCACAATGGTATTTCTATGACGATGAATCAGTTGTGCCATTTAATACACAACGATTATCTGAGTTTGGTTCAAATGTATATATTGCCATATATCGCAAAACATAGGGTCACACAGTTTATAGATTGCATGTAGAACATGATGATACAGCATTAGCTGCACCCATTTTACTTGTAAAACCTTCAATTGAATTTTTATTTAAAAAAACAGTTCTAACCGGTTCTAACATTCCTACAGGACCACATTCACGAAAATGAACATGAGATTCTATTTGTCTTTTAAACGGGACTGTATATGGTTGAGGAGCTCTTAAACGGAGAGTTGCAATCCCATTAATATCAGCAGTTGTTACACCAGCATTTTGAAAACCCATATATGCCTTTCGCCAATCGTTTACACCTTCCATCTTCTTGGTAGCTGGTTCTGCACCCCAATAAATAACTTTTGCACCTGGTTTAACTTGCACTTTCACCTCTTCTGTTGCACCGGGTGGAGTATAGTCCTTTAATGTTGCACATGGTGTATGTGATTCACCTAGAAATGGTAAATAGAAATCACGACGAAATATCATAAATAATGCAGCAATACCTACAAATACATATACTATACGCGCTATATTAACGCCTACGAGTTTCTCAACAATATTAATTTTAATAGTACCAATTAATAACCAATTGATGGCACCTGCTATTAACAATATCATTGCAATCATGTAGAACCATGTTTGTATATATTTTGCGGTAGATGAATCTGTATCTACCATCATATTTACTATTATTATATATACATCATTTTGAGACTTACATCACGATCATCTTCTGGTTTTTTCTTTTTAAGAAAGAGGTCAATATGTGTTTTTGTTAGAACCATTGGCAGAACAAACTCTTTTATATGAAATGGAAGTGATGAAGAATTATATAATCGAAGCATATTAATCTTTTGACAAATGGATTCAATACAGCGTTTTAATTCACGTACACCTTTTTCATTTGCAGCGTAACGTTCAATAATATATTTCATTATTTCTTTAGAAAAGACTATTTGTTCTTTTAGATTCAATGAATCTAATATGGTTGGTAATATATATTTCTCTGCAATAAGAATCTTGTCATCAACATTATATCCATTAAGATATATAACATTCATACGATCCAGTAAAACACGGTCTATTTTATTAATATCATTTGCAGAAAATATATAAATAACCTTGCTCATATCAATTGGTATAGAACCGACATATTTATCCTCAAAATCCATATTTTGTACTGGGTCCGTTAAATGTACTAGCATATTTTGGATTTCCTCACCTTTTGGCGTCATTGAAATCTTATCCAATTCATCAAACATTAATATCATTGACATTGAATTGGCTCCAATTAAACTATTCACAATCTTTCCACAATGCGATGATTCATATACTAATTGATGACCCATATATGATGAACTATCTGAATCGCCTCCTAAACTAATAAATTGAAATGGCCAATTGAGCGCCTTTGCAATTCCATTCTTAATTAGACTTGTTTTACCAATACCTGGTGGACCTACTAATAAAAGTGCCATACCAGATGATACTGGATTAACGATTTTACTTGAAATAAATTGTAGAATCTGTAGCTTTGCCTCCTCCTGACCATATACTGCCTGTTCCAAATAATCATTCGCCTGTTTCATAAATGTATTACATTTATCAGCACCATCATCCAATTTAACTGGTATATTCTTATATATTCCAAATGGTATTGAACACACTTTATCTAACCAATTACGATGTTTATAATATTCAGTTGTAGATGTATCTAGCCCTAATAATGCATGATATTTGTTTAATAACATATATTTAATTGAATCACTTATGTTCATTGTAAGTATTTTATACATTAATTGTATTGAATTTTCAGTTGTTGGACGATTCTTTAGTGCATGTATTAGTTCCTGTTTCTTTTCTGGTTCAAGAGCTTTGAAATCATCAATTTGGTCATCAATTGTTGATTCTTTTATTGGTTCTGTAATAAGTTTAAAAAACTCCTGTACATCCTCTGGTTCCTCGTCAATTGTATACCTCCTTGGTTTTAATTTATCATTCTCTTGTTCATCTCCTTCAAATCTAATAACGATTTCATTGTTTGAATCATCATCTTCCTCGCTGTCCTCATCTTGATTGTCTTCAGCTTCAGCCTTCTCTTTTAATTTATTTAATCGTTCACATTCTTTCTTAATTTTATCAGATGCAACAATTGCTGCATTTCTTCTAGGTCTCTTTGCAGGAGGTTCTATGTCTTCATACTCACTATCACTTGATGTATTATTATAATCCTTATCATTCTTCGTATCGTATCTCTTACCAAATCCTGGGCGTTTGCGTTTATTATCTTTTACCATTTATATGATTATATACATATGCCTTAAATATATATATAATTATATAGTGTTTAATCCTTAAATATTAAAAAATCTGGGTCAAACAAATGTTTGAACATCTAAAAATATTTACTTGCGTTGTGAGCGACGGCTCTTGCGTGAAGCTTTGCGGCTCTTACGAGTAGCCTTGCGACTTTTACGGTTGGCTTTGCGACCACCCTTGCGAGTGAACACATTACGTACAGCAGAGTTGGCATGACCAGTTAAAGATAGACCCATGCTATCAATGCCGTTTAATCCAGTTCCTACAATGTTCTTTGCAGCCATTAAAGTGTGGTGGATTGGTGAATATACACGTCCTAATAGACCTTTTCTAGTGTGTTTGCGAGTTGCGCGTCTTGCCATTTTCTACTTTATTCAACCGATTTTAATTAATCGCATCTATAGCGTCCATCATAGTGAATCGAATCTTATTATTTAAACTTGGACGGTCCGCAGATTTACGCGTTAGCTCATCCATTTTTGATTTCAGATTTGTAGATAGATTTGTTCGCAAAGTCACCATTTTATCTGACATTGTTTCATTTGTCGGAAGTGCACTTGAGTGCATATCGCTTACTAGAGGTGAATTACTTTGTCCACCTCTAGTCGGAGGTTTTAGAACTTTTAGAAGCTTGATTAAACAATCGCCATATTCCTCAATTGTATTCGTTTTATCACCAAGTTTAGATTGAATATCTATTTGTTTAATAATCTGGTCAATTGTATTATAGAATGCATTTGTATCAACCACATCCTGTTTAAGAAGTTCTGCAAGAAATTGACTGTAACCCTGTCTATATTTCTTCTCCTTTCTTCGTTGAATTGCACATTCATTATCATCATCCTCCAATTCTTCAAATATATTCAAGAATTTATTATATAGAATATCCATTTCACTTAGAAGGAAGGGGTATTTAGCAGATAATTCTTTAAGAAGCTTTGCATAGAGTGGACAGAAGGTTTCCTCCGTTGCTGCCTTCGTAAAGATTAGTTTCATAAAATCACTCAGGAAATCACATTCACCTGATGCAAGAATCTCTGAAAGAAATTCATATACATCACTATAGTTTTGTGCACTAAATTTATTGAGTTTGCCTAGAATAATAGTATTTACAATAGTTGATTCTACATCTTGGTCAGAATTCTTGAACTTGCTTTCATAACGTTTATATGGTTGGGGTGCTGGTTTTTCAATTGCATTATGTTGTACAACTGTCTTTGGAAGACCACGTGTCATTTGTGGCAATGAATTATTTGAATCGGATTTTCTCATTGATGGAGATTGAATCTCTTTGAAACGATTTCCAGTTGTTGCATTTATTGCAGGTTTTGGCGTTTCCTGTGCACGCCATCCATGTATTACACGTTGCCAACCATCACCATCTACACCTGCTTTCACTTGTGTACGAATCTCCTCTATCTTTGAACGCGTAGAACCTACAATCGTCGCAGTTGATTTTTGAGAACGTAGATTATATATGGCCTGAATATTACTTGACATTCTATTTATTTACCGGCTAGCTTATATTATAATATGCGTCTCAATTTTATGTCCCTAAAATTACTATTTAATATGGATTATAAAAGTTTAATTGAAGAAAGTAATATTCAAAATAATTATGATAATATTCAATCAATTTTAAATATATATAATCAATCTTCTCTTAATTATATTAAAAAAACAATTGAACAACAATGGAATTCTCAACATGCACCCCAATTATCTCGTAAAATAAATTCACTGTCTAGTATTTTATCAAATGATGATATATCAAACTGCAATGACCTATTTCGCAAATTAGCTGCAAATGAAACCGCATTACAACCATTTATTAATAAGTATTCTACAGCAAATAATATTCAAGATGGCTCATTAAGTCTATTATATTTTCGTGGCGATAATACATGGCATCTTAACTTCATACCATTCTTCATGTCCATATGGTGTTTCGCTAAAAAATATATATTTCCTGGAATACAACTATTATTACCTATTCTTACATTATTAGCTCCATATCTATTACTAAAATATGTATTTAATATGCCTCTCACTGTATCTAATTACTTTTCACTCATTAAAAAACTCTATTTAGGCAATATTGACCTATCAATGAATAATTTCGTTGAATATATGAAATCAATCGTGCAAATTCTAGGATTTGGAATTACATTATTCCAAAGTGCATCACAGAGTATACATCATGCAATACATCTCCATACTATTGAAAATGATATTACAACATTTGGCAGTTTATTAAATGAATACTTATTAAATTATAAGGCCTTACAAGAATATTATAAACAACATTTTAATATTAAATTATATGAAACAGGAATACCTGAACAGTCAGCCAGGTTGACAGCTTTATGGTATTTACAGTTTTCAAAACAGTTTTTGGGATTGCAGGAAATTGTCGGCAAAATAGAGACACAGTTTTGCCTCGCAGCATCTGTCAAAACAGGCAGCCTATCTACACCAGTTTGGATAAAATCTCAAACACCTCAATTAATTATTAAAAATGCAGTAGAATTATCATTATATAATAAAAATTGTAAACCCATATCAATTGAATTAATTAAACATGCAATACTTACAGGTCCTAATCGTGGTGGGAAATCAACTGCACTTCGTACAATCCTGCAGTCTATTATACTAGCACATACATTAGGTGTTGTTAATGCTAAATCTATGACTCTAACACCTATAGATTTCATTCATAGTTGTCTTCGTTTAGAAGACAAACCAGGAAAAGCATCATTATTTGAAAGAGAAATTGAATGGGCTGTTAAGAGTTTGCAAAATAATTCCACACAATTTGGTTTCATCTGTATTGATGAACTCTTTCATGGAACAAATCCAAATGATTCTCTTATTGCATCTAAATTCTATTTAGAAAAACTATGGAAACAATCAAACATTATAAGTATTATTAGCACACATCAATTTGAATTGATTAGTGATAAAGACAATATATTATATTACTGCTGTCCGGCTACTAGCAATGAAGATGGTACTATGAACTATTGTTATGGTTTGGAAAAGGGTGTATGCAGACTGTCTAGTGTGAATGATATATTATATGAAAAGGGCATGCGCGCTAAATATTAGTCTTAGAACTCCTTATTGCCTACCAGAATAATGGCTAGTGGAATCTCCGATGCGTTCACTATTGGTGTTATATTACTATTAATATTCGGTGCTGTATGTTTCTATTTATACACACGTATACAACAAACAGAAAAACGTCTCAATCTTTGCGAAAATATCCTGCTCGATTTGAAAGTAGCAGCTGAACATGGTACCATTGAATCTGCTCCCATGTCATTTTCAATGAATGATACTGCTGAATTATTAACAACAAATGAAAGTCGTGATATTGAAATGGAAACTGATGATATTAATGCAATATATGAACGTGCTATAGATGAAGCATATGAAACAACTGCTGAAGAATTGCCTGAAGATGATACTGCAGATGTAATGATTGAAAAAGTAGAGGAAGTAATTGATACATCTATCTATGATTCACTCAATGTTAAGGAATTAAAAAATTTAGCTAAACAGCATCATATTGCAGGTGCATCCTCTATGTCACGCAATCAATTAATTGATGCATTAGTTGAAGCTAATGTGAAACCAGAATCTGCTGCAGAACCATTAACTTTTTCAACTACAAATGATATTTCTGCTACAGCAGAATCTGTCTCCTTTGATTAAAAGAAATGTATACAGCTGCACAAACATCAAATGTCCCATTACAATATTTTGATGCACGTGGTTTCAGAAAAACATTAGAGTCTGATGTCAATCAATTTCACATGAAATCTGCTGATGAACGCCAATTTACCACTATAGATAGCTATGTATCTGATTCTAGATATCCGGCATTATCTGCTGTAATGAGTGATGCAAGACAGTTTACTGATTATCGTACACATTGTTCAGCAAATATTGCACCTGAAGCACAATACAAAACAAAACAATGGATGATTGATAATGCTACTAAACTTATTGAAAAATCACGATACAGACATGCTGAACGTCTTGGTGCCACTGAAGCAGTTGCGCAAATAACTGGTCCTGGTTCATCGGTAATACAACACTGTACAGTTGATAATTGCACAATGCAATCTACTGGTGATTTTCGAGGTATCGGTATTGAACGTGCTAATACATGGGCGTCACATGATATTCCGTTATTTGGTACATTCTCATATGCACCTACAACAGCTAAAGCACAATTTAATGCCCCACTTTTAACTGTAAAACAAGAGGGTGGTAGAAATACTATACGCAAATAATAAATGAAGTTTGAGGATGCTATAAAACATTCCGTAAATTATTTAAAAAGTAAAGAATTTACAGAACGTGAGGATGCTTCTACAACACTACCAACAATTAATAAATTAATTGAATTAAACAAAGCTGGATGTATTACATATGATTCACAAGCTGGTATTGCTAATAAATATGATACAGAACGTGCATATATTGCTGGTTTTATGTTACGTGAACATGCTGAGAAATTAATGCAAACTGTAATGACAAATACTGATATTATATTTTTTATTGTAGCATCATGCGATGATGCTAATTGGATGAATAATCCAATATATAAAAGGGCAGCAAGTATTCCATTAACACTAGCAACACAGACTAAGAAAGTAGAAACTACTATGACTACAATAATGCCATTATCAATAATAGATTTTGAACGTAAACAATTAAAGATTAATAAAACGCGTGATTTAGTCCCTATATTCTGCTTTGATTCTAAATGGGGTCGTCATACATTATCAAAATATGGATTACTTAATCAATTATTACATTGTTTACATAATATAAAATGATTGCTGCATTTGATATTGGTATTAAGAATCTTGCATGGTGTATTTATGACCCAAAAACAAAGATTATACATCATTGGGAAAATACGAATCTTATTGATGATTCTAAAACAGCTGAAGAGAAGCGTGGATTAGAATGTATAACATGTCAAAAAACTGCTAAATATATTACTTTTGGCAATGAAACTGGAAAGCTGCATTATCACTGTAAAAGACACTGCCCTGCTGCATACCCTGTACTGTTAGACAGTGCTGGCTGTGAAATCAAAAAACTGCCGGCTGTGACACAGCTACAGGATTTACTGTCTGCCAAACAGGGGACAGGCAGTAAAATTCCTAAGAAACGCAGTGATATTTTATACAGTTTATCAGTATACTACTCTCTCCCATTATGGGCAGCAAATCATTTAACAGATGATACACCTATTAAAAAAGAAAAGAAAGCCACTAAACTATCATTTGATGAATTACATGATACAATAATTGCATTTGTAAATAAGAATGTACAGAAATTTGCACAATGTGGACGAATTCTATTAGAGAATCAACCTGTACTGAAGAATCCTGTTATGAAAACTGTACAGGTATTTCTATATGGTGAACTTCGTTCTGCGCTTATTAGAGCAGGTGTAAAACCATCATTTGAATTAGTACATGCTAAAAAGAAGGTTGCCGATGCTGCTAAAGGTGATGCAGGATATGCTGATAGAAAGAAGGGTTCTGAAGCTCGTGCTGTGGAAGCATTGGATGCTGGTATCAAAGAAGCTGTAAAGGATTCTAGAAAATGGAAAGACCACTATACAGCTGCTAAAAAGAAATCTGATTTGGCTGATGCATACTGTATGTGTATGGATGCTTCTAGTTAATTATTGTATTTCATTTATATTTTTTATATTTTTATTTTGTAAAATTATAAAAAATATTATATACACTTTTCATTTTCAGAATCTATCCAGGATCCCAAAAACCCCATAATATTTAATGAGAAACTCTTACTTTCAAGTGGGGGGTGCGGGGGAATCTTATAACGCAATAGCTATAATATAGTGTAACAGGACACAGCGAAATTTAGAAAAATAGGAAACATCTAAATAATATTTTTAGTGCGTATGCCAGCTTAAAATTTGAGTAGGAACCGAAACTAAATGGACAACGGAATCTCTGTAAGTTTTATGAAGGAGTTTGCAGACACTATAGATATACCTATGAGCTCCGACATAGGAAATGTAATTACATTAGACAATGATAATGATAATATGGGTATGGACCTCTTAGCAAATTCAAATTACAGTTCTTCATCTAAATCCGAAAGAACTAATACATTTAGTGTATCAAATTCAGGTCCAGGAATTGGTGATATCGACATTGCACCATTGGAAACTATTGACGCAATTTCAATGGATTTACCTGGAATTAATGATAATGGACACCGTAGTTCAAATATCGATATTGGTATTGCTCGTGATAATGGATATTCATCAAATGATTATTTTGGAAATTCCCAATCTGCATCAGGTCCTTCCATTAACTTGGCAGCTCCAATGCAAATTGATCCGGAAAAGGAACGTGCACAAAAGGCTGATTATATCAATAAACTCTCTCGTCTTGAAGCGAAAGGATTTCAAGTATCAAAACGTTTTACAATGGACAATACTCTTGATGAAATTAAAAGTGAACATGATCGTTTAGTAGATGCACGTCAACTAGAAACAAGTATTAAGTTTCAACGTCAAATGATGATGGGTTTAGTAACCGGTCTTGAAATGATGAATGAAAAATTCAATCCACTTGATTGGAAATTAGGTGGTTGGTCAGAATCCGTACATGAGAATATTGATGATTTTGATGAAATATTTGAAGAACTATATGATAAATATAAGGAACGTGGTAAAATGCCACCTGAAGCTCGTCTATTAATGTCTCTAGTTGGCAGTGGATTCATGTTTCATATGAGCAATTCATTTTTCCGTTCAAAGATGCCATCAATGGACGATATATTAAAACAAAATCCTGATATGGCACGTCAATTTGCAGCAGCAGCAGCTAATGCAGCAGGACCAGGCTTTGGTAACTTTATGGGAATGGCAATGGGAGTACCAGCACCAGGTGGAGTACAGCCACAACAGCCAATGGGTGGTGCACCAATGAATACAGGTTTTTTTCCACAGGCACAGCCAGCTAGACAGGCAGCAGCTCCAATGCCACCAGCTATGATGCCACAGCATATTGCAGCACAAGAAGAAAAACAGACCGCACGTAGAGAAATGAAAGGTCCCGTAGGTGTTGATGATATATTAAAGACATTTGATGAAGTACGTCGTGCAGAAACTGATGCTGTATTTAACAGTAATCCGATGATGCCCTCATCTACAATGCCATCAATATTTAATCAGCCAGCAGTAATTGCCGCATCTGAAATTAATAGCATACATTCAGATGATATGAGAAGTCAAGCAGATTCTACACGTACAGGTGGAACACGCAGTGGTGGACAAAGACGCCGACGTGCAGCGCCAGTTGGTAATGTTATTGCATTAAACGTATAGAGTTATCCATGCAATATATAATAGAATATTTAATTAATAATATAATATTATATATTTAATAATATGTATTAATCCTTTTTAATAGATTGTAATTTATCAACATTGTTTACATATAGTTTCAATAAATCAACAGATTCATCCTTATTGTCTTTTTTAGGAACCGCTGCTGAGCCACCTGAACGTTTCTGTAATAATTTCTGGAAAATTTCCTCTTCTAATGGTGTTAAAACCTGAACGGCTGCAACAGGCATAATATTAGTGAATCCCTCCTTTTCACAGGATGAACCTGGAAGACCCTTTAGATGAAATAAACAGAGAGATGATTTTTCATTTAATAGATAACCAACCAATAGAATTATTACAATTGTTAACCAAAATGCAACCCATATATTACGTGTAGCAATGAATAAAACAGTAAATATAAGTAGTCGTCTTACAAGTGGATGTTGAAAGAACTGTTCCTGTTTTGGTGATATTTCAAGACCCAAAAATCTACCACCTAGATTCATAAATATCATCATTAAACCAATAAAATATGGATTTGTATTGACTGTTGATAACAGGACATCGAATGTACTTTGTGTACCTGTCATCATTGCTGCAACAGGAGCTATTGCAGGACCGGAGAAACTCATACTTATTTTATTATTCTTTTCATTACATATTCATATTAATTAATGTATCCATATCAAGAATATATAGAATATATAGTCCAAGTAATAGTATACCAACTTTATTGCTCCATAAATATGATGATAATACTATTAATAATAGTAATAAGTGCCATATTCGTGAATTATAATTTATAATTGTATTCGGAGGGAATATTTCTTCGAATAAAGTAGAATTATATATTAATATTAATGCTAATAATATGACTAATACTAATTCAAAACTATACTCTAGTTTATTAATTATGTCCATTATTTACTTACTTATTATGTAAATATTATTGCACAGCCTCAGTTGTTATTATTGAATCCTCAATCATATATGGTTTTTCTTGCATTAAACGTTCAATAAACCATCTATTTTTTCCTTCAATAATATGATGATTTGTTACACCACCTGGAACAAATGACTCCAATGTATGTATTGATAATGACCTGAAGTAGTATATTGTAATCATAATAGATAAAACAATATGATTCTTTAATAATAATCCAAGTAGAATAATGATAAATAGGCTTTTACCGAAAAATCCATTGAAGATAGTTTTAATTTCTGTTGGCAATTTTTCAAAGTATAGAACACAAATTAATACTAGAAATAATAGAATATTATATGGTGCTGTTAATTCCATTTATTTAAATGCGTGTGAATTTTTTTTCATCCTCATTTGATATCTTAAATACGCGGAAATCTGCCCCATTTGTTAGAGTGTCTCGCCATGTTGATGGATCCCTTAATGGACATGGTTTTATAAAGAATTTATCCTGTATATATGTTAAAAATTTCTCGGCATCAGTCGGATTCTTCTCTAAATATGTTACTAGTTTACGAAATGACTCATTTGCATCAACAGTATTTGGTGTAGATGCCATTTGTAACATTGATAATGACTTATTCAATTCTGTCATATCCATATAACCCTCTCTTTGTCCATCTCTATGACTTATACGTTGTATATAATGATATGACCAAATAATGAAATATCTTATTAATACAATTACTGCAAGTAATAATAATATATTTTCAAAATTCATTTTTGATAACTTCATTTGTATATTATATATATAATTTTGTCAGGGGCGATATAGGGTGTAATAAAACGTGATTGAAATATAGGGGATATTTATACTATGGATTATTGTTCTATTGATGATGCATTTCCGGCTATGGGGCCACCATCAACAGCAGTAGCTGTTAAACAGCATCGTCGTAAAAAGCCAAAACAAGGCATGACGACGGAACCACCAGAACCTGTATCACTTGATACGGATCCTGATAGAAGTCAATATACTAAGAAAGAAATACCAGAACCTGAATCATATAAGGAATCATTTTCAAATGATATAACAACCAATTTTTTTGGTAAATCAATTGAAGATGATTTTGCACCTTATACTGGTCCTATTGCAAAGGATGATTTCCTATTACAACCAGATTTCAAAAATATTTTTGGTGAAAAAGGATTTGGTAAAGCTTCTGGATTAATACTAAAGCCTGAAAATACACATTTTAAAGAAATAGATACCGTTTTTCAACAAACATCTATTGCACCTTCACGAAGATATGAAACAGAAGTGAAAGAAGTAAAGGAGGATAATGAAATTAAGAAACAATTAGACCGTCTTCGTGCACGTCTTGATGATTTAGAAAAATCCAAAGAAATTACACAGGCAAATACACAGGCCGAAATCACATTATTTGTAATGTCTGGTTTAGCATTCATTTTTATTATGGATTTAGTTGGTAAAGTTTAAGAAGATCCCTCTTCTGGTGGTATTTCTTCAGCGGAACCATCCTCCTTATGACTAATTATATTCATAACCGTTTGTACATTTCCATATCGTTTTTGTTCTACTAAGTCTTGAATTCGTAATTCAATTACTCTTCTTAAAATATTATTAACAGATTCGCATGAACTATCTATTGATGAACTATCATTTAAACACGTTTTAATACCATCAACAAATTCAGTATATTCATCATCAGATGTAAATACTGCTTTTGGAATTCCAAGAAAATTTAAGAAATTAGTTTCATCTTCATCTTTCCAATCTCTCTTTGTTTCTGCGACTGTATACTCTGTCCCCTCCCATGTTATACCTGATGTATCCTTTACAATAGTATTGTTTTCACCTGAAATTCTAGTTGTTTTTATTACATTTTTAGAAGGCTCACCTGAAATTGTAGTGGTTTGCATTACATTTTTAGAAGGTTCTCCTGAAATTGTTATAGGTTCTCCTGAAATTGTTGTACTAGCATTTGTTGTTTTTGAAGGGTCGCCACCACGCATTGCAATTAAAGGAATAGTTCCTCCCATACCACTAATCATTAAACCATCACCGGAGCTCATTTTATTATTATAACTACTATTCTAGTGACCTTTTTAAGAGAGTGTATGAACTGCCTAAGAAATAATTGAAGTATTAGCCCAATATGGAATCACATAGTGAAACCCGTAAAAAAAAGAAGATTGAATGTAAACCAGAACTAGTTATATCAAGTCTTCATACATTTTATTCCACATGTAAGGAATTGGATAAAATTCTACCTTATTTAACAGGCGATACTGAAATTAGTCTTCGTTTAATTGATTGGTTTGTAACGAATTATTGTCGCAAATTCTTCATTGGATATCCATTAAATGGCCAAGAGTTTCTTGTGTATTTAAGTTATAAAAGTCAATTACGTGCATATTCAAAACAGTTATTTGACCCTAATTGCCGTCGTGAACGTATTCTATTTGAAATACCTGGTCATGAACCCTTCTTAACTACTGTTGGAAAACTCAATTTCTTTCGATGGGCATATGAATCAAACGTATTACATTATATTGAAGAGCATCTTGAAGAAATTGAAAAGGAACGAGATGCAGATAAAAAAGCAAATAGACGTTCTGAAACAGAATCATCAACTGAATCTACAACAAGCACATGCACAATGCCTTCTGAAGCAAGTATTAAAACAGTCGTAAATGATTCTATACAGTATACTATAAATCTAGGTGCGACAGAACAAATTGAAAACACAATACATCATAATAGAGGTACTACAAGAAAAAGACGAATTAAATCAATACCAACAATTGCATGTCACATACAACGATATGAAACAGAGGTACAATTATCATTTGATTAGTATATTATAGTCTATTTATTTTGACTAACTAATGTTCTATTCATTAAAGCATTCGATTCAGCACGACCTCTATCATCCTTTATTTCAAAAACAGCTCCACGTAATTCGCGTACAATATTACGCGGATCTGTTTTAATATCAACACCAGTAAAATAATCAGTTTTATAAAAATCTTTGGAATCAGCAGGGTTCGTATATACTGGTGCACCTCTATAATCACGATTATTTGTTCTGCTTGCATTAGGCATAGTATCCATATGTGCAGGTACACGATTCAAATCAGGCCGCGAATATGTTAAATATTTCCCATCTGTTTGCCAGTGTTCATAACTTTTTGCATTAATTTGGTCCTTATTAAACAGCTCTTTTCTTACTAATAATTTGGCCGGTGTATGCATAACAGCGTTTAAATATTACGAATAATATATTATTCAATATGTCTACTCAACAAAATAGAATAATTTATTATGCACAATATAAATCTATACCATCACAAACAAACTGCTATATGTTTCAAATTAATTGTTTACTAGATAATGGAACAAATGCATGGATAATAGATGATTGTGATTTAGATACTGTATTATTAGATAATGGAATTGTAATGAAAGGTTCACCTGTTAATGTAGGCGACTATAGTATTATAAAATGTGACCCTATAAAAATGAATATTGATGATTTTTATACATATTCAGAGGCAAAAGGTGAAAATATATTGATGTGGCGTACATTCAATATATTATATGATATAAATATTAAACAACCAATATTTGGAAAGTATTCAAATATTGAACATCTAGAAGAAATGTTTGAATATATTATTACTGGCGCCTTAAGTCGAATTAATATATAATATTAAAAGTGAATTAATATGTCTTTACAAAGGAAAACAATTAAGCGGTCACATGACGAAATTATAGAACACAATCAATCTAAAACAGAAATGTCCAAATTTTCACAGTTTTTAGATGATACTGTTAATAATGCATATAAACGACCTTGGCATCGTTTAGAACATGGTCTACGTTTAAACAGACTTCGAATATTTGTTGCTGATGAGAAAGAGCGTATGAATCTATCTCAAGTAGAGGCTGCTAATCTTCTACTTCTTTTACAGAATTCACTTGATAAAAAACTATTAAATAGTAAAACGGCGATTAATTATGATATGGATACTGAAAAGATTTTAGAAATTAAAGGTCTTGTTTCTCATCGTGGTGCAGATGGATTTCTTAAATTTCAATTTATGGAAAAGAAAATGGCTAATGTTACAATGAAAAGAAAACATAGTATACCAACAACTCAAGCAAAGTAAAATTGAGAGAAGAGCTACTTTATAATATTAATATACATATTATTAAATATGAATATTAATATGAAATGGATGGAAGATTTTGAACGACTGTTAGATATACCAGTAGATAGACATGATTTAGAAGAGAAATATGAATATTTCTTGGAGGCAGCAGATGAATGTTGTGATGATGCAGAATATTATATTGCAGAACAGTTGATTGATTATTGGAAACGTTCTCATCTATATCGTCTTCAATCATTATCTGCAATTCCTGAACAGAATATAATTTATTTAAAACAAATTCAAGAAAATCTACAGCAATTAATATCTCGAAAACAGATTACACAAAGAACAGAAGAGTGGTATATACATGCAAATACTGTATTAACTGCAAGTGAATTCTCTACTATTCTTAAGAAGGGACGTACACGTGGACAACTTGTCCTAAAAAAATCTGCTGTATCTGCGCCAGAATTTAATCAACAGTTGGCGATTCCATCTGATAAAATGACACCGTTTGATTGGGGTATTCGTTTTGAACCCGTTATTAAACGGCTGTATGAAATTATACATAATTGTCATATTCTTGAACTAGGTCGTATCACGCATTCTACTGATAATCGTATTGCAGCAAGCCCAGATGGTATTATTGATAATGCAACTGATAATTCATATATTGGTCGCCTTGTTGAATTTAAATGCCCTGTATCACGTGATATTACTGATAAGATACCAGAAGATTATTATGTTCAAATGCAAATTCAATGTGAAGTAACACAATCGCCCAAATGCGATTATGTTGAAGCACAATTTCGTTCTATATATAATAATAAAATTCAGGGCCCTGAAGGACCAGCAGCATTCTTCTATGGTACAATATGGCTGGCTGAGAAAGAAGTTGATGGGTTATATAGTCGACGTTACATATACGGTGAGCCGAGGAAAACGAACATTACATATTTAATAGAGGATTCTCCACCAGATTTGGCTGATAATGAAAATATAATAGAGGCAATACCATGGGAATTAATGTGTTATAGTGAAATACTTGTAGAAAGAAATACAGAATGGTATAATACAATTGCATTGCCAGCAATGAATGTATTTTGGGGCGATGTGGCAGCAGCTAAAAGAGGTGAATTCATACTTCCTGAATCAAAACGAAAAAAGAAGGTGGTCGAAGAGACTTTAGAAAATAATAATATGTGTCTTATAATAGAGGAGACACATGAATAACTTCTCATACAAATCATCAAAACCGTTTAATAAGCGTCTTGAAGAATCAACACTAATAATGACTAAATATCCTGGACGATATCCATTTATTATAGAGCGTTCATCATCATCACGTGGGTCTATTCCAGAATGTAAAAAGAATAAATTTCTTGTCCCAGGTGATTTAACTGTAGGACAGATGCTAGCAATTGTTCGACGTAATATGACACTTCCACCAGAAATTGCCATTTTTCTTTTTTGCAATAATACTCTTCCATCTTCAAATACATTAATGCGTGAACTTTATCATAATCATAAGGAACCTGATGGTTTTGCATATATAACATATACAGGGGAATCAACATTTGGTGCAGGGCCATTACATTTGATAAAACTGTCCAATAATTTCCTGTCTTGTTCCTGAGCAACTATCTGGATAGACATGTTTGTAATTATTCGTTTTTTGACTGTAATTTCCTGTACGATTATTGGCCGAGATGAAATCTATTTCATAACATTTCTGTGAATCTATATGACCGATTTGTTCCTGTCCATCTTTCGTTTTCAAATGCTTTAGAAGTACATCTGCTGATTTATCTCCTGGAATTGGTGCATCTCCATGTACTGTTGCTGGCATTCCACCTGATATAATTGCATCATATGTAGCATATATTACCTCTTTCTTTGCTTCAACGGGTTGTGGTCTTAATAAAACATAAAATAGTACTATTGATATCACAATAATAAGAACCCAAAGATATGCCTTCATTCTAATATCAGAATACGTATTAATACTGTAATTATAGGTGTTTTGTGTGTAACCGGACTTGAAAGAAGAAAATGAGTTTAGATAAGATTACCTCCGTCAAGGTACCAACATTAGAGATGTATGTAACAAAACGAAACGGACAAAGAGAAGAAGTATCATTTGATAAGGTATTAAATCGTATAAAGGCAGCTTCAAAGGGGCTCGATGTGAATGCAACAATTATTGCGCAAAAAACACTGGCTCGTATTTACAATGGTGTTTCTACAACTGAACTCGATGAATTATCTGCACGTCTAGCAATTTCATTGGCATCCACACATCCAGACTATGGAACACTCGCTGCACAAATTGCAGTATCAAATCATCAACGGAATACATCTGCATCATTTTGTGATGTTATGAAACTCCTTTCACAACAAATACATCCTCGTACTGGCGAGACTTTTTCAACAATTTCACCTGAATTTGTTGGATTATTAGAGGGTCGTGAGGCCATTATTGATGCTGCTATTGTACATGAACGTGATTTCCTATTTGATTATTTTGGATTCAAAACATTGGAGAAACAGTATTTGCTAAAGGATTCTAATGGCAATGTTGTTGAACGCCCACAATATATGTATATGCGTGTTGCACTGGCTCTATGGGGGCATCTTCCTACATTGGACCGTGCATTTGAAACGTATGAACTGCTTTCCACTAAACGATTCACTCATGCAACCCCTACGCTTTTTAATGCTGGTATGCCACGTCAACAATGTAGTAGTTGTTATTTAATCGCAATGGATAGTGATACTGTTACTGGGATTTATAAAACATTGGGTGACTGTGCACAAATCAGTAAATATGCTGGTGGTATTGGGCTACATATTCATAATATTCGTGCGAAGGGTTCCATTATTCGCGGAACAAATGGTGTAAGTAATGGTATTGTACCAATGTTACGTGTGTTTAATAACACTGCACGATATATTGACCAATGTTTTACTCCTGACACACTCGTATATACTGATAAAGGGATTAAACTAATTGAAGATATATCTATTACCGATAAAGTATTAACTAGTAAAGGAATATATAAAAATGTAATTAAACCAGTTAGACATGAATATAATGGTAAAATGTTAGATATTCAAATTAAAAATGGAAGTGAATCAGTTAGAGTTACTCCTGAACATCAAATATTTGCATTAAAAGGTCAAAAGAAAGGTATTAATTTTAATATAATTGCCAACAGACTTAATAAAAAAATAGTATCTCCAGAATTTGTCGATGCAAATGAATTAGAAGTAGGTGATTTTGTAGTATTTCCTATACCAAAATATGAATATGATATTTCTCATATTACAGAGGAAGATTGTCGATTTTATGGTATATTAATTGGCGATGGTTCTATTTCAACAAAAACATCTAGCATAACATTAAGTACTATAACTAAAAAAGATACATATGATTTTGTTAAAGACTATCTTGATAAAAGGGGTATTCATTATACAAATGTATTAGATGAAGAAACACATGTTACTAAATTTGTATGGTCAACATCAAATCCATCATTTAAATTTACACGTTCACAACTATATGATATTAACAATGAAATATTAGTTAAAAATATTGAACCATCATTTTTACATTTACCTATTAAAAAGATTATACAGTTATTAAAAGGTATTATAGAAACAGATGGATGTATTGGTGATAAAGAAGTTACACTTGAAATGTCATCATTTAATGTAATTGAATCAGTTAGATATATTCTTTTAAGATTAGGTGCACTATCATCAGGATATTCTAGAAATAGAATTGGAAATGTATCATCTTATAAAAATATAACAACACGTCGTGAAACATATGTTGTAAGGGTTCCAAGAATTAAAGTAATTTGTGATTTATTTCCAGAATCTCCTAAAAGTAGTTTTTTTTCATTTTTAGTTAATAAAAATTATATTTATTCAAGAATTGAAAATATTACTGAAATTGAATATAATGGTACAGTTCATGATTTTGAAATTGATGATCCTCATGATTATACTGTTGCTCATCTTGGAATTGCTCACAATGGTGGCGGCAAGCGCAATGGTTCATTTGCCATATATTTAGAACCATGGCATGCTGATATTGAGGATTTCTTGATGTTAAAACGTAATACAGGTTCTGAAGAGGAGAGAGCACGTGACTTATTCTATGCAATGTGGATGCCTGATTTATTTATGGAACGTGTTGAAGCAGATGCAGAATGGACCCTATTCTGTCCAGCAGAAGCACCAGGGCTAGCAGATGTATGGGGTCCTGAATTCAAAGAATTATATGAACGATATGAACGTGAAGGCAAGGGTCGTGCAACTGTTAGTGCTCAGAAACTGTGGTTCAAAATATTGGATTCACAAATAGAAACAGGTACTCCATATCTTGTTTACAAGGATGCAGCTAATGCAAAATCAAATCAACAGAATGTTGGTACTATTAAATCAAGCAATTTATGCAGTGAAATAATTCAGTATTCTGACTCAACCGAGACTGCAGTATGTAATCTCGCATCCATAAATCTCGCAACTTTTGTTGACCCCAAAAAACGTCAATTCAATTTTGATGAACTTCGTAGAGTAACTGCAATAACAATAAGAAATCTCAATCGTGTTATTGATATTAACTATTATCCTACACCTGAAACGGAAAAATCTAATATGCGTCATCGCCCTGTTGGATTAGGAATACAGGGTCTAGCAGATGTATTTGCTATGATGCGTATGCCATGGGAATCAGAAAAAGCTGCTGATTTAAATCAACGTATATTTGAACACATGTATTATGCTGCTGTTCAACAGTCAGCTATTATGGCACAGGAAGATGGTTCATATGACAGTTTTACAGGCAGTCCTGCCAGCACAGGAAAGTTGCAGCCAGACCTGTGGTTAGTACAGCCTCTGACAGAGTTGGATGGCAGCCTGGATTGGGGGCAGCTGCGTCAACAAGCTGCACAGGGTCTGCGTAATTCACTGCTGCTTGCACCTATGCCTACTGCATCAACAAGTCAAATATGTGGTTCTAATGAATGTTTTGAACCATTTACATCAAATATATATACACGTCGTACAATTGCAGGTGAGTTTATTGTAATTAATAAGTATTTAATGAATGATTTAATTAAATATCAACTATGGTCTGAGGAGTTAAAACAGAAAATAATTGCATTGAATGGTTCTATACAAGAAATAGAGGAGATTCCAAGGACCATTAGGGAGCTCTATAAAACATCATATGAAATTAAACAGCGTACATTGATTGATTTGGCTGCAGCACGTGGTGCATTTATTTGTCAAAGCCAGAGCTTGAATCTATTTGTATTGGATGCGACATATTCCAAGCTTACATCAATGCATTTCTATGCATGGAGAAAGGGTCTGAAAACAGGCATATACTATTTACGTACAAAAGCACCAGTAATGGCACAGAAATTTACTGTGGACCCTACGCTATTATCTGATATTTTAGCTGATAAAAAACAGCGTGAAGAGGACCAAAGAAAGGGAGAGGAAGGATGTTTAATGTGCAGTGGATAATAGATATTCATTAATTAAATATGACTGATAATCTATCTATTAATGATTTCGAAAAATTGTTTCAAAATATTCTACAACAACCCGAACTAGATAAGAATTTATATTGGTTTATACATAATCTCTCGACAGTATTGGTATGTTGGAAAGACAGGAAACAGGAAACAGGATGGGCAGCAGGTTGTAAAGCAGTATCAGGAGACAGTATGTTTACAGCAGAAGAAGCAGTAAAAATAGAGGATTTGTTTGAGGATGCAGCACCTATTCTTAAAAAAATGTTTAGAGAGTCTTCAATTCAGGCAGGTGGTGCAGCAGATATAACTGAAACATTAAAAGGACTCGCAGCAAATTATTTAAAACCAGAAGATATAAGTCTTGACCGTGTATATAGACGTTTCAGCAGTTATATGGGTCATCTTGATGAACAAAATCGTGAATTAGCACGACAAATTGGTCCACTTGCTATTACATCCTCTCTTAAAATTGACCCATCTATACCCATACCATTTCCACCATTTCGTTTATCATTACCAGCCAATGCAATCTTACCACTATTAAATGGTATTATGGAAATCCTGCGTATTATTTTTACATTTGCAATACCTGTGGATGGTTTAAGAAAACTATTGACAGTATTTCAAACAGTATTAGATGTAGCACGTGGTGAATGGAAATATGGCATATTTACATTTATGGGATATTTTGGTACAATGCCACTTGTAATCGGTGTTGCATTGAAATTAGTGCGTGATGCATGGTTATTTATATCTCCACAAATACGCGAACAATTACAAGATGATATGTTTCATGCCTCCAAATCATTCTTTGCAGGCTTCATTCTATGGATTTTTGCCACATTTGCACCTGATTTCATACGTACACCGATTGATACTGCATTAACACCTGCAAGAGCATTAGTTGAGAATATCAATAATACAATAGATATTGTTGAAGAAAAAGCAAAAGCTGCTGCAAAGCCAATGGGACTAGATGTTATATTTGCTCGTATCCCAATCGATGCAGTTCCATCATTTACAAATATACAACAAATACAGCGAATTGTTCAACAACCAGAAATTTTCTGCAATTCATCTGTTAGAACTGTATTAGAACCATTCAAGAAAATACCACCCATCAGACTTGCATTAGAATTAATGAATATACCAATAGATGATGAAGAACGCGCCAGACAATGTACTGGGTTTGATGAAAATGCAAGTATTACTGATTCTATTCTATTACGTATGAAACCGGTTGTTAAACCATTATAATTATTTAATAATATATAACACCATTATATTATATTAAATACTTTGCTATGCACTTTCTACTTTAATACCAGCTAATCCATGAATAAATTCTAAATATTCGCGTGGAAATCCCCAGAAACAGCTGGGTTTTGAATTCTTATCAACTGTACCAATATCTTTTCTTATATTACCTGCATGTGTAAATGCAACAATTATTTGTTGCGGAGGAATTTCCATTAATATATTTTCTCGCCCTTCAATCCACTTTGCACCCTCGTGTATATTAATATGTTCAAAGGGTCGTTCTAACCATGCAGATTTTCTAAATGTCAATGTAGCTTCAGAAATTCTTGCACTAATTGCGTCAGTCCAAGAAGGTATATTTACACTAGATATACCATTTAGTAAATTATAACATGCTAGCATTGAACAACCTACAATTGTTTTTGTCTTATTATATTCTAACCATGCAACACGCCTACGAAAGGATGTTACAGGATAATGGTCATCATCATCCATAAATAATATAATATCATGTTCTGAGCGTTTTATACCAATATTTCGTTTTTCACCAACTGTATGGTCTCCTTCTAATGGAATATATGTTACTGTTATTCCTGGGCATTTTTCGGCAAATGGTACAATTAAATGTGATGATGAATTATCATTATCAGAATCCTCTACTACAACCCATTCTATTTTATTGTGGGGATAATCGGTTAATAACATATTATGTGAAGCTAATTTTGTGAACTGTTTCCTGTTTTTAAGAAGTGTTATAATACTAATAGATGGACAACTGCTCTCTAATAATACTGGAGGAATTGTTGGTACCTTTTTAGCAATACCTTTCTTTTCAACTGCATCGAGTACTGCCTGTGCAATATCGACAGTTTTATCTGTATCCTGTATAATTACCCTGTCAAACTGCTGCAAAACACTGTCCCAATATTCACTGCGTTTATCTGCTATGAAGAAATTAATTGGAGACCATTCCATTGATACAAATGAAGGTATATCTAAATGGAATTGAACATCGGCATATTGTGGTGGTTCTCGTAAATCTAAATGACGTGCTTTAGTAATTGTAACATTACTAATATCTCTTATTTGTCTGAAAGCAGATTCTAATTCATCACATATAATCCTGTAATTTTTTTCTGTTGAACTCTTATTATAGATAAATTGTAATTGTATTGGACGTGGCATTACTTCTTATTTGGTTGAAATGTTTATTCTTTAAATTTAGCATATATGTATGGATTACTAATTTTACATATGTTCATGGAGTTGTTAGTAATGCGCGCATTACTAATTTCGCAGCTCACAACAAATGAAACTTACAGGTGAAAAGAACCGTGATTTGGGTTTTATTCAATGGTCAGATTCATTGGCCAGTCTTGAGAATATGAATAATAAGACATGGGAGTCTGTAATTCAACATGAAAAGGATTTATTCAATTCATACAAGAATAAGATTAATCCAAAACTACTACAATCGCATATGGATTTACTGTTAATTTGTCAACAGGAAACACGCCCCGCCATATTTACTGCTGGTAAAAATATTACTGTATCACCTGCTGGCTCTTTTTCTATTTCATGGAAATGGAATAATACTGTTGAATCACATACTTCTCGTGACCTTATTGTATCTGATAAGGATAATAGCACAATATTTGTAGTAAATGATAGTGGTAATGGTTCAGAAACATTCAAATTGTCCGCAGTAACACAAGAAAGAGTTTTATGGAGTCGTTCTCCAGTTGGCCCAACAATTGGTTTAATTGGCAATAAAATATACTATCTTGGAGCATATAATCATTTACGTTATAATAAATTATATTCATGTTCTATTGATGGAACAAACGAAGAATTATTATTTGAAGAAAAGGATACTAAATGTAATCTCTTCTTGCAACGCACATATGATGGCAGTATCTTTTTAATTATAGATAATTCTGGTAAACAGAAAACAGCAATGATTGGACCTCGTGGTGGACTTCATTGGATACATAGTTCATCCTCTATATTCCCTATTGGTTGCTGTACTACATCACCAAATATTATATATAATAAGAATGGACAATATATATCAAGTACTCAATGGAAACTTCCATATGAAGGCGATTCGCGAGAATATAGTATAGAATGGGGTGCATCGTCAAAGAAGCATAATGAAGGTTGGTTGACAATTAAACAATATGGTGCGCGCCACATATATTGGTGCTCATCAAAACATGGGCCACAATTAAAATACACAATATATACTGGGTCAATATATTATGATACAAATAATTATATTACAAGTGACTTATTATATATTAAATTATTAATTTTAACACCTAACAAAGCTGTTAAAGAATTAAAGTTGTCTCGTAATGATGGTTCCTATATAATTCATAATGTAGCAACACCTTCATTAAACATAATACCTAATATTGATGTTACAACAATTAAAGGTCGCAGTATTGATGGCACTATAGTTCATGGACGTATTATATCAGCAACTAAAAAACCAAAAGCACTTCTTGTTATTGGTTATGGTGCATATGGCCTTCAAACATCAATACATACATGTAAGAGTCAATGGGCACCTTTATTAAAGAATGGATGGGCAATTGCCTATGCATTTATACGTGGTGGAGGAGACCACACTGAAGAATGGGTGGAGGGTGGTCGTCATTTAAATCGTCTTCGGTCTATTGAAGATTTTGAAGCAATCATACAAACAGCACAGGAAATCACAGGTTGTTCAGAATATAATACAGTTATTTATGGTCGTTCTGCAGGGGGTTTACTAGTTGGTGCAACATTAAACAGAGGGGGTGCAAAAATAGCAGGTGTATTTACTGAAGTTCCCTATGTAGATGTATTACGAACATCAAGTAACCCAACACTCCCATTAACTGAAATGGAATATGAAGAATTTGGTGACCCTCGTAAGTTAATTGATTTTATGTTACTTTCTTCAATAAGTCCCGTTGATAATATAATATCTAATGGAGCCTCTAATAAATTTATTCTATGTAGGTCCGGTTTGAATGATAAGGAGGTATTGCCATATGAACCAGTTAAATGGATATTAACATTGCGTAAAATGAATCCGGCTTCACAGATGCCTAAAATACTTGCAATGGAAGCTGATGAGGGACATTTCTATTCTCTTGAACGTGGAATTGAAACCCGAGCAATTGATTTACTTTTAATTGAGAACTTTCTTTTTCATCAAAAAGATGTGATTAAAATCTAACATTAAGATATAAAATGAACTACCGTAAATCCCGCAAGAACATGGCAAGCCGTAAAAATCGTAAAATGGAAGGTGGCAAGCGCAAGAGCCGCAAAGTCGCCCGCAAGACTCGCAAGGGTCGCAAGACTGCCCGCAAGCATTAAATATGCTTTACTGCACTCTGTAAATAAATAAATAAAATATGCTTATATGATTCTATTCATTTAAAATCATACAAGCATCTAATCCTGCATCCTTATCATTTATCGGTTTTTCATATAGTGGTTGCGAGGGTCCATCTATTGTACCCATAATCTTTCTTAGAAACAGTCGGCGATGATGTTCATCTAAACCATGTTCTCTAATTCCTGCAATATGTGCTGCTGTACCATATCCTTTGCATTTCTCCAGATTATAGCGTTCATTTAATATAGGATTTGCTTTACAATATTCTACTACCCATTTATCATGTTCTACTTTTGCTATAATAGATGCTGCAGCAATAGATAAATATATGGCATCTCCATCTTTAATTGTATTCTGTTCTTGAGACCATTCACTAACCTTTAAAGCAATTGTACCGTCTACTAGAAGTCTGTCTGGTTTTACTGTCAGACTGTTTACTGCACGAATAAATACTGTTTGATTTGACCATGTCATGCCATTATCATCAATCTCCTGTGCTGTTACTGTACCAACCGCCCAAGATACTGCATACTTTTTAATTCCTTCAGCAATTTTTAGCCTTTTCTTTTCAGAAATCTTCTTTGAATCTTTAATTAATTTATATATAGACTTCTCATCATCTGTCCAGTTGTCTTCATCTGGTAATATAACTGCTGCAGCCATTAATGGACCCCATAATGGACCACGACCTGCTTCATCTATCCCCGCCTCTAATTTATTATCATTAATATTATATCTAACTTGATACATTTTGATTATTTATATTTTATAATTTTTAATTATTTCAAATTTATATAATAGTAAAAATGAATAATACATATCTAATTGCAAGTATTATATTGTTAGTATGTGCAATATTATTTAGCAAGTATGAATATTTTACAACAATAGATCCATCACAATGGAGATGTGTTAATGGAGGTGGAACTGATTATTCTATTTTAAGATTTAAAAATAATAAAGTAGAATGCTATAACGATTCAAATGATTTATTATGTAAAAAAATGAATCAAACTGAATGTAATACTAAAAAAAGCACTATTATTTCAACATACACAAATCTACAAAATATATGTGCTTGCGAATTATATGATATGCCTGGTAATTATTGTAGTAATTTTTTAAAAGATACACAAATGACTAAAGCACAAACAAATTGTATCAGTGCATTTAATGCAGGAACCACTACAGGAAGCACAGCAGGAACAACAGCAGGAATCACTACAGGGACTACAGTAGGAACCACAGCAGGAATCACTACAGGGACTACAGCAGGAATCACTACAGGAAGCACAGCAGGAACCACTACAGGAACCACTGCAGGAACCACTACAGGAAGCACAGCAGGAACAACTCAAGGAACCACTACAGCAACACAGAATAAATTAGTTGATGTATCAGACAATGATTGGAAATCTCAATTCAATGGAATGCAATTTTTAAAGGATATTCGTTCAGTTGTAAGGGATGAAATAATAGCAAACAATATTGCAACAGCAAATACAACAAAAGCAGCTATTGAAAATAAAGTAGCACAAGAAGTGCAAACACCTTCTATAATGCAAGGCAAGGCATTTTCAAATCCGGCTTATGATATGAATCAATATATAAGAAAAGACAGTATACCTTGTTATGCATGCACATTAGATTATTAAATTATGATGTTTTCATTTGTTAAATAGTAATATCGCTATATTTAACAAATGGAAAAAGCTCTACCCTTTTTTATATTATTAGCTGCAGGAGGAGCCTATTTATATTTCTCAAATAAAAAAACTGTAGAACTATTTGAAAATATGGGACCAGCAAAAATGCCCATATCAAAAGAACAAACGCTTACAAAAACTGCACCAACGCTGCCTGTAGAGCCATCAAAAGGTGTACAATCAGAATTAGAACGAATTAAGCAATTAGAACAGTCCCTATCATTATTTTTAAATAAAGAAGGTAAGCGTATACAAGCAGAAACATCAAACCCAGCCATTATTTTACCATTACAACGTGCATATGCAGATAATGAAAAGTTGAAGAAGGAATTAGTTGTTCTAAAAAATAACAATGCAGCACCAATATCATTAACAAGTGAAACATTATTTGATATGGAACAGAATTTGGCAGCTATGCGCAGCTATTCTTCAAAATTAAAGGAGGGATTTACAGGCGAGACAGGTAATCGCGCAACACCAAAGCAATTACAAGATTTTTTAATTAAAGTAGAAAGTGAAATTATTCGCTTGAGTGCATCAGGAACAACTGAACCAGTCATACAACGCAGAATTCAACAATTAAAATTAATGAGCCAAGAATTAGAAGATATTCTATTAAAACTCCAAAGTGGTTTATTAAAACCTGAAGAAGTTCCAGTGTATGAATCTGATATAATGAACTCTCTGCCATTATTAGGTAAACCAGATGAACCATTGCCACAATTAATTAAACTAGCAAATTTACCAGCAGGATTTCAGAACTTATTACCTGGCTTAGATACACAGGATCCACAAATGAGACAAGTATATGCAAATTTAATAAACAATTATAAAGATGGTCTATCATGGTATGTTGATGGAGGTATACAGTATGCAGGTAAGAATATTAACGAAGGTTTTACTGATGCAGGAATAAGCGATGAAATGGCAAAACAACTATTGGATGGTGCAGGATTTCATTTAAAAGGTGGTCTTAAATATATATCACCAAATGAAGTGAAATTAGCAGAATCATGTAAAAAAATGCATGCAACCTTTTCATTACACAATAATAATGGAGAAACCACAGTATCCAAAACAGGATTTGCAAGTATTAATGATATAAATAATGTATCCAATATTGGAACAAATGATATAGATAATGGAGAAAATATAGTGAATGATATATATGCAACAAATCCATTAGATGAGAATCGTGAATCAGGTCATTTTGATTGGCGTGGATTATCATTACATATATGTGAACAGATTCGTAAACGTGGACTAACACCCAGTGATTTTGGCTGTATGACAACAGCGCCAGAAGGTAATTGGAGAGGTTATACACGAATGCTCTGTAATCGTCTAGCAACTACAACCGACCCAGGTCTACCTGAAATATGTGGGTGTCCTCCAGATAATTGGCGTGGATGGGGATTACCAAGATGGTAGAATCCGGTTATGTAATATATAGAATAATATAGTAATAAGAATGAAATTCCCTGTTTTACAAGTTGTAATAATATTTACAGTGGGTATTGTAATCGGCATTTTATTAGGTCGAAACAAAACGGAGGGATTTACTGATTCAACTGCATGTCCGCCAACAAAACCTGTGAAACCTGAACCACCTGTATGCACTGGCTGCAATAAACCATGGCCCTGTCCTTGCCCTAAACCACAACCTATGTGCACTCCATGCAGACAACCTGATATGTCCAAATATGTATTAAAAGCCACAGTACCTGCTTGCCCTAAATGCCCTGATTTAACGGATTATATTAAGAAATCTGAAATACCTCCAGTACCAGACTTATCAAAGTATGTATTACGTTCATCAATTCCTAAACAACAACCTGTAATATTGGACTGCAGTAAATGTCAAAAACCAAGCGGTGAATGTCCTCCATGCCCTCGCCCTCGTTGCCCTGAAGTGAAATGCCCAGCTCCAACTAAATGTCCTGGCTGTGCACCATGCCCAAGACAAGAATGTCCACCGACTGTTGTGAAATGCAAGGCAGAAGAACCTGCTGTAGGTACTGTAAGACCATATTTAGCACCATTAAATTGGGATAGTTTTGGAAGAGCATAAATACGTCTAATTAAACAATAAGAATTAAATAAATGCTGACATCATTTCAATGGATAATATTCATTGCAATATTGTTATTAGGGTTAAATTATTTAACAATTATAGCATATGATAGATTTGTAAAGCCCCGACCATTTATATATGATAAACATGAAGGATTTGTAGGACAATCAGAAGAATCAAAATATGAATGGTTGGAGAATGATGCAATATATGATTCATTCTATGTAGATATATATGATAAAATAACACAGGGTGCTGCACGTTCCCAAGCAGAAGCAACTCTTATTATTAAAGAATGGGAGAAAATATCAAATGAACCACGTACATCATGGACTATATTAGATATTGGTGCTGGCACTGGTATTACTGCTGCCGCTATGGCAAAAATGAATATACCACGTGTTATCTGTCTTGATAGATCCGATGCAATGTTACAACATATAAGAAATACTACAATACCTGCAACAACACTTTCTGAAGAACAAAAGAAAGGTATAATCACAAGAAAAGGTGATTTTCTAGATACAAATATAATTGGTCCATCTGAATGTAGTCATGCATATATGACATACTTTACTATATATTATGCAAGTGATATAGAGGCATTATTTAGAAATATAACATCATGGGTAAAACCAGGTGGTTCTCTAGCAATAGAGGTGGTAAATAAATATAAATTCGATCCAATATTGGATTCTGCATCACCATTTATTTTTAGTACACAAAAATATTCAGAAACAAGAAGATTAAAAAGTAAGGTTGCTTTTGACAAATTTGAGTATGAAGCCGAGTTTGATATGGAAAATGATCCACAAATAGAATTCCGCGAAACATTCCGCTTCAAAGATTCTACTGTTAGAAGACAACGTCATAAATTACACATGCCAACTATTAACGAGATTGTAAAATCAGCTACATATGCTGGATGGACATATAAGGGTTATACAGACTTAGTTGGAATTGGTTTTGAATATGCATATTTACTCTATTTTACACATTAGTTGTCCACGATTTTCACATAAAGACAAATAGATTATATAATATTAGATAATATATTATACAATATTAGATATGTTATATTATTCAGGACAACATATTAGAGATATATTCGCACCAAATTTAACAAGAGGTGCCGCTAAATTGGACTATGCGCCGCATAAGAGATATGCCTATGTAGAATCCCCTGATTGGAGAGTATACATGCGTTCTTGTGCTTTCATTTATGATTTATCTGCTCCATGGAATCCCAAACGATTTTTAGTTGTTAAACGTACAGGTTCTAATGATAATAGTAAATCATGGGAACCACCAAAAGGCCAAATGGAAGGGAAGGATATAGATGATAAACAGCCTATGTCACAGCTTCTAATGGAAAATATTCGTCGTGAAGTGGAGGAAGAAGCGGGCATCCGATTAAATAAAGATGGAATGAATCGTATGCATTATTCTGGCCTATTCTTTGAAGGACGTGAACCAGATTATCCTGAAGGACACTATTTCCAATATCATATATTTATGATATTTGTTACACCACAAGAGTTACGTGCAGCTGAGAATCATTTTAAATGGATTCATGAACATCCTGCGGCATTTGCACGATTTCGTTCAGACCGCCGTGAAAAAGATGCAATAGCATGGTATTCATCTGATACTCGTTTAATGGGACGTTGGTCACCACGTATTGTACCTATGTATTTGGAACGTATGTGGGGTATAAAACACTAAATGCGTGATTCCAATTTATCATGCTGTACAAGAACATTTGCAACAGCCAGCTGTTTTTTTGCATCACCCTTATAATCATATGAACAATTATGTTCTTCTGCATGTCTATGTTTAGAACAATAGTAATCTCCACAACGACAATTAAATGCAGTTAACCCCAGTTTCTTATTACATGATTTACAGCGAGATTTATTTGGTTCTGTTGCAGCAGCAGTAATTGCTGCTTGTATACTAGAGAAATCAAATACTGTATTTAACAGTTTGTCAGAATAACTCATTTCTATAATATCACTATATACTATATATTGATATTAAAGATTAAAGAAACATCAAATTTACATGTTAATGGCAGATAAATTCTGGGATAATTATCCAGGACCAACACTATATGATTCGATTACATCTTATTTTATTGGTGATACAACAAAGCCACCATATGTACTAGATTCTTATACGGATTCTGCAATTATAAATCGAAGCGCACATACAATTAATAATATCTCATATATTTACAATGAATATATTATATATAATAATGATATTCCATTATTGATTAAAAAACAAATAATGACCGCTTTCAATTTATATGATATATATGTAGAGGACAATACAATTATATTAACGTTGTGTGGACAGAATGGCGAATTAATGGGTATAATTGCAGCAAAACCATATGGAAAAGTTAGAAGGAATTATTTACAGAAAGAAATGAATGAGCCACTACATTATATAGATTATTTCTGGACACATCCTACAAAAAGAGGTCACGGTCTTGGTAATTTTCTATTAAATGCAATATTCAAGAAGATTAAATCACAACATTATAGCAGCAAATTAGCACCAGTTATATTTCTTAAAGAAGGTAAACCATTATCAAAACTCATACCACCATTATATACAAGTACATATATATATAAATATATAATAGGTGAGGATAATAATAATATACGATTCATAAATAATAAAATGTGTGAACAAATTATATCAAAATGGATAGGTAATAATACAGACCAGTTATATCAATCATTAAATATTAATATGACGAATAGATATATTATATTATGGAGAAATAAGGCAATATATTATATAACTATACCAAACCAATATGGGCCTAATGGAAAGGATAAGATTGCATGGATAACAGGAATGATAACAGTTCCTAATTTTAAAGACCATAATATCGCATTGGAGGAGACAGCAAAATATGCAGCATATTACTGTGAAACAAAATATGTATGGACTGATTCACAGTTTTTACAAACAGTAGACAGTAAATGGAATATTGATGGAATATTTCATTTATATGCTTTTCAATGGAATCCTATAGTATTTGGTGCACGGCTTAATGGATTCCTTACTTAAATTGCACGTGGCACCAATTGATTGAGTGTTACTTGATAAGTTAATTCACATCCTTCATAATATGCCATTAATAATTCACGCGCTTTTTGTGAAATCATATCTAATGCAGGTATACCACCACCTAATATTTGTGGATGAATACGCATATTACCTTGTGGAGTTATTTCAAATATCATACGTAGTAATTTATTAACTTCAATCGAATGTGCAATTTGTCTCTTAAATAGCGCATCTACACCAGAACGTGTTACAGATAAACTACTATCAGTTAATGTTAATGGAATATCAGCGGATCTCTTGTTACAGAATGCCTTAGTATTATTATCAATTAATTGATGATGTAATGTATTGATTTCTTTTGAAGAGGAGCGTATTGTTGATTTTGTGCCAACCGCCTTTGCCATATTATTAAGGAAATTCATATATTGTGCCTTCAGTGGGTCTAATAATTTTGGTTCAGAACCGTAGAAAATTGTAAATAGTGTACTTAGATATTCAAGACCTGTGTTTTTGGAGAAACTGCCACCAGGTGCTGGTATGGATTTTTGTACCTGTTCATTGAATTTAGACATACAAATATAACTGCGTGCTGCCTGTGGTAATTTGGGTCCTAGTGCATCAATATCTAATAACTGTAATGCACGAGCAACACAATGTGCAACAGGACGTGTACCAGCAGATAGGAGTGCTTCTAATCGTTCATCCTTCTCAGACATACGACGTAATTTAGCTGGTAATACTCTTTTACCCATTCTTGCCTGATCAGTAATTCTTTCATATAAACGTTTTCTTTCATCTCTACGAATATCAACATATGGTCTACCTGGTAATGCGCCTCTATATGCACCTGTTCGTATTAATTCATGCATTTTTTGTAAGCGATTAATAATCGCAGTATCAATACGTTGGTTTGGACTGCTAATAGTTAAATATCGGTCATCTTCTTCATCATAATACACATCAATATTTGTGTAATTTTGGTCTAAGAAATATTCCTGTTCATTTTCTTTAATTTTATCAAATGATATTAAATATGTTTTTAATTCAACACCGCTTTTTGTAACAATTGATTCCTTACTTATTTTAATATCAGCTTTTAATATTAAATCTGATGTAGATGTATCATACAAATATACAATTCCATAACCATTGTGAATATCTAATTGAATTGTAATACGTGTATCCACTTTTTTATCAAAATAATATCGTCCAGTTTTATTAGTATTTGTAATATATTTTGCTAGTATTTTGAAATTACCAAAATTAGGTGGAATCTTTTCTAACCCACCACCACGATAATAAGCGCCTGGTGGTAATACTGCTGCACCAGCACCTGGTGCACCAATACCATATCCTGCTGCAACTCTCATGTATGATTCATCAAACACAGAATATGATAATGCTCCAATTATTTGGAATAGTTTAGTATAGAAATATCCAAGAGATATACATAGTGCACGTCTATTAGGGAGTTTAGTATCATCACGTAAATCATCAACTTTACGAAACATAATCACGCCTTTTGAATCCTTGCTTGGAACAACACGTAATGGAATAAATATTTTATCAAACATATCAGCCAAGAAAACAACATATTTACTGCATTCGGTGGCAGATGATAAATTCGCAAAATCCTTCGGTTTCACTTCACGCATCAAAAAATCTAATATCTTATCCATTAACACCCTTGTAGGCTGTGTGGACCGGAGTAATTCATCTCTAGCTGATTTATTAACTAATTTTGATGTACTTGAACCCATTTCTACTTATTTTACAGTGTGATACTTATCCGATAATTTTATCCAATATTCCATTCAATATTTCCTTATATACTTCTAGTCTTTTAATACATTTTTGTATAGTTGCTACTGATACTTCACTTGCCTTTGCAATCTCTGCAACTGTTATAATAGCCGATTTACTGCCTGTTTTCTTACTGTAATACTGTATGGTATATGCTAAACAACCTGCTGCGAGTGATGGGGGCATATTTTCAATACTGTATCCATTCTCCTCTGCGATGTCTGCAATCTCCTGTGACCCATCGCGTATTATATTAGATACTGCACGTGATAGTTCCAATTTTGATAGAGGGAATTGTACATATTCACTTGCTTTTGTACTTCCCTGTTCTAAATCAACTGTATTTTTTGTAATGAGACCCTTCTGTTCGGCTAATGAGAATGTTTCTTGAAAATATTTGAGTGCACGTGTAAATGTAGGTGTTGAAAGACCAAATATATCTGCAATTTCTTTTGGTTTGCGTGGAGTACCCTCTTGTTTGAGTGCATTGAATAGACATGATGCCAGAATTGCATCACGACTGAGTACACGACGGTCACACAAATCATATAGATTCACAAACATCTCCTTCACATTATCAATAATAGAACCACCAATACCATAATTAGTAGATGCCAAATTCAATCGTTCAAATGTATGAAGTAGTGAACGTTCTTTATAAGGCATTGCATTCCATGTATGATATTTACGTACACGACTCATTGTTTTACCATTACCACGACCTGCCAGAATAACTGTTCCGAGTGATGCTTCTGGTAGACGATGGTCTTGTGGTGCTCCTACACGACATGGGTCATCGCCTCTGTCATCACTAGCAAAGAATCTATACTCTGCTGATACATCAAACATTTTTTCAATAACATTACCACACGCCCTACATGTACATACATCTTCATACAATAAGGATTCCACTGCATCACAATGTGGGCATTTGAATTCCTCTGATTCTTCTTGAGTAATTTCATCTTCAAAATATTTCATCCATGTCTTTTCAGTCGGCTCATAACCCATATAATCACTTATATCATTATTGTCAGAATCCTTTATTGGACCACTATATTTAAGATTAAATATTGATTCCATTTTTACATATCATATAAAGAATTAATAACATTTCAAATTTTCATATATAAGAAAATATAATTATTAAACAATAATAATGTCTAGTGCACCAGCAAATTTAGGAAATGAAAAGAGACTTCAAATACTTCCTGTAATTGAACCTCCAATGGACTATTTAGGACCATCCTATAATCCCGCTGATGAATTAAGAACACCTGGAGGAATTGGTATAAAACGGGATGATACATTAAGCAGTGTATTCACAGCTATCAAAGGTGTTGCATACTATACCGATATGATTGGATTCGGTGCATCTTCTAATGAATATAGTAAGGGATTTCCATTAGAACCACTTGGTATTAATTATTTCATGCGAACAGGACAACAATGTTCTAATGGAGCTGATATGTATCATTATGTTGAGGGCATACCAAAAGGCGATGCATTAGGTAAAAGTGTTAAAAAAGCTCTAGGAGAAATGGGTATTCCAGAGATAAGAGGTCTTGCACCTGGTATTATAGAAGATACAAAGGAGGCAACTGACCCCATACCATTATTGGGTGCCTTATTAGGAGGCGCATATGCATCATGTAAATTGGATAAACGACCTGTTGGAGATGCGCGTGGTCGTATAACAAATGGTGAAGACCGATGGATTGATGGACCTGTACAATATGGCAATGATGGACGGTATTATCAAACAAGATGGGTGCAAGATAAAACAATAAATAAGATGCAATATGATTGTACACCAAAAAAATATAATAAAGATGGTACTGAACGTAATGAACTACCACCAATACCCGAAGAATGTTTTTATGAAGAAGAGGGATTTACTACACAAAATAATAATATGTTAACCGCATTTATTACATTATCTATTCTTGGTTCAATATATGTAATAACAAATAAATTATTAAAATAATTGCATATATAAATGTCATTTATTTTTAATGATTGGAATAAAACAGAAACGAAGAATGATAAAACAATTGGAGATACATTAATTAATCAGTTTAATTCACAAAATAGTAAATCAACAGTTGATTATAATTTTGCAGATAATATACCAACTCCTGATCAAATTGCAGTAAAAAATAGTATTTATGATTCTATTCGTGGTGTACAGTTTTATTCAGATGTTATTGCATATGGTGACAGGTCAAATGATTTATTAAAAGAAATGTATATGATTAAAAATGGCAAAGTAGAACCAGTTAATTTCGGACCATTTGGTATAAATCAATTTGTTAAAACAGGTCAACAATGTTCTAATGGAGCAGATACTTATACATATTTACAGGGCATACCAAAGGGTGATATGTTTGGTAAAAGAATACAGAAGGCTCTGAAAGAAACAGGTCTACCTCCATTGAAAGGTCTTGGTCCAGGTATGATAGAAGATGTACAATATTCTATGAATTTGAAGGATATTGGTGGAACTCTTTTTGGAGGCGCATATCCTGTATGTAAAGAGGTTACATTACCTGTTGGGGATTCGCGTGGAAATATTGTAGATAAAAATGGGAACAGTTATTTGAGTGAGAAAGGTGCATTCAAACGTAATGATGGCCTATACTATCAAACACGGTGGATTGAATCAAGTACAATTACACGTGACCAACATGATTGTAGTCTTAAAACACATAATCCTGATGGAACTCCACGCAAACCCGATGAAATTCCTGATTTATCTGATGAATGTGATGTACAAGAAGGCTTTCAAGTTAATGATACCATTCTTAAAATAACTGCACTTATACTGTGTATTGCGGCAATTTCATATAGGATTTTCTAGAATAAGATAGCCCTTTGCTTATAATCATATATCCAATCATATATAATAAGGTATCCCATAGAATATCTATAGCTTCTTCAACAAATAATGGATGTCCTCCATATCCAAGAATATATTCAATACCTTCCCAAACAGTATGTATAAAAAGAGCATATAATGGTCTATTTGTACCGATGACAAATGGCATAATAGAGCCCCACATGAAATGAAATATAGACCATGTATTAATATAAATATATGGATTACTAATCCAAATCATATTGAGTTGTGAAACAATATGATTTGGGATTATTGAACTAACAATATAGTTTAATCTGTCAAATGGCATTATTTTTGACTATAATAAGAATATAATTTAACAGCAAGTATTGCTGCTATGAAATGTCCTGCACTATATCCAATAAACTCTGCAAATGATAATGAACCGTAGAAATATCCAGCCAATGATATAGCCGGATTGACATATGCACCACTAATGCCACCAATTAAAAATACAATTGCAGCTAATGTAGTACCAATAATTATTGAATTACCGCCAGATAAAAATACGGATAATACGAGTACAAATGTACCGATTGCATCAATTAATATATTTGCAATCATTTATTTATGCTAGCCTTTTTTAAAAGTCTTGGTATTATTCTTTAATTGTTGGCATAATCATCTTCTTTTGAATTTGACTGGCAGTTATAATTCTGCTTGTAATACACATTGATTCCAATTCTTGTAGAAGTAGTTTAGATGCATATGGCATGTGAATTTGTGAGAAGTCCGTTGTATTATTGCATCCATTACATGTCCAAATATTCGATTTAGGATTTGCAACAGCAAGTAGACCGCATTCACGACACACCCAACAAGGGAATGAATCAGAGCATTCCATAAATCTTTCTTTTGTAAATTCAGAAAGACCACCACAAAGGACAGCATCACGTTCCATCTCTCCAAAACGCAACCCTCCTTCACGTGCACGACCTTCTGCTGGCTGTCTTGTCAACATAACAAGTGGTCCTGATGCACGACTATGAATCTTATCCTGTGAACAATGACGTAGACGTTGATAATAACAAGGACCAATAAAGATGCTTGTTTCCATCATACGACCAGTGAATCCATTATACATAATTTCATTGCCATATGGTTCCAAACCATAATTATCACGTAGAATATCTGCAATACCTTCAATAGTAGTATTATTAAATGGTGAACCATCGCCTAGTGCGCCCATTTGACAACCAAGTTTACCCAAAATTGTTTCCATTAACTGTGCAATAGTCATACGTGATGGAATACAATTTGGATTAATAATAATATCTGGAATAATACCACCTGCAGTTTGTGGCATATCCTCTGGATTTAGAATCATACCAACAGTACCTTTCTGACCATGGCGTGAACTGAATTTATCACCAATCTCTGGTACACGGTCTTGGCGCATACGAATTTTGGCGAATGAATAACCTTCACCATTGCGAGATTTATATACACGGTCTACATATCCTGCTTCATTATTTTTCGGTGTCCTACTTACATCACGGAACTTCTTTGAGCCTGCTGGTAGAACTTGTCCTGTTGGTACGCGCAAAGGGACTACTTTGCCAATAAGAATATCATCAGGACGTACATATTCATTTTCAGGAATGAAACCATCTGCACCTAGTTTATCATAATTTGCATTCTTAACCTGTTTTGTGAAAACAGGGTCAGGGCGACAGAAACGCTCCTCTTCACCACTTGATTGGTTCTTCCTCTCCTCATCCTTATATGTACGATAGAAGATGGAGCGCATACGTCCACGTTCCAATGCAGCCCTGTTAATCATATTAGAATCTTCTTGATTATAACCATTATATGGCATAATAGCAACAACAACATTTTGACCTGTAGGTAGGTCTTGTGCACCATAGAATTTGCTCATATATGGTGATACAAGAGGTTTCTCTGCATAACATAGAATGTGTGAAATTGCATCAAATCGTTCACGGAAATTGAGAGCATACATTCCCATTGCTTGTTTTCCCATACTACTTTGATATGCATTACGTGGCGATTGATTGTGATCAGGGAATGGAATATTAGATGCTAGTGAACCAAGACAAATAGATGGATGAATTTCTGCATGTGTTGTCTGTGTATCTGTAAGTGCCTTTTCCATTCCCATTGCAATATATATACCATCTGTTTCACCAGAGTCTACATATTCAATAAGATTCTTACCTGTGGGTGTTTCCCATAGTAGAAGTTTATTCCAATCTTTAATTGCATTTACTTCATTGATTAGTTCTTTGTCTGACATAATTTCACGTAGTGCTGGTGCATACATAAGTGGACGTAGCAGACGTCCTGCTTCAGTAGTAATCCATAGTTCTTTCATTGCAATCTTCCATACAATTCCAGTATGATTATGAATAATACCTGCACGTTTTGCACGTCGAATATCATCTACTGCATCTCCTGCTTTATCAATAGGGAAAACACCAATCCATGCACCATTCAAGAATACACGAACACCTTCATGTTTCAATTCAATACTTGCATCTTTCAATTGTACCATACATTGTTGTTTTGCTAGATAGTCCTTTACAATATTAAGATTTGAATAGATACTAACAAATGTAGTGGATGACATGTTTTTAACTACACCTACAGAACCACCTTCTGGAGTTTCACATGGACAAATGAATCCCCATTGTGTATTGTGCAATTTACGTGGAGCAATGAGTTTACCAGTTTTCTCAATTGGTGTAGAAATACGACGCAAATGTGAAATAGATGATACATAGTTTAGACGGTTTAGTACTTGTGATACACCAATCTTTGCTGGTGCACCAATCTTCATTGAACCAAAATTACCAGTTGCCATGGATGAACGAAGATTTACATCAATAATAGTGGATTTAATAATTTTATTAATGTTATTAATATTTACAATTTCTTCAAAATTCCCTGATGCGCGCCAACTGCCTCCATGAATTTCCTTACTTAGTGCAGAACGTATATCCTTAATCATACGTGTTGTAAATGTTTTACGGAATAAATCCGCTAGTAGAAATCCTGGAATATCTACACGTTTATTGGGATATGCATCACGATCATCTGGAATGATACGATTCTGCCATGTCCATAGTACTTTGCGTGCCATATGAGCCAAGAAACATCCCTTCTCATAATCATAATCGTTCTTACGATATGCTACTTGAGGAAATAGTTCATCTTGTAGAATATCCTGTACAATAAGTGGCTTCTGATTTTTAACAGACCAACTACTAATATATTGTGATAGCCATTGATATGCATCCTCTTGTGTACGTACTTCAGATGCTTCATGAATACTTTCATCAAGAATACTATTAAATGCAGCATCACCATCCTTTCCTAGAATGAGTTCGCAGATATCTTTGTCAGCTAGAATACCTAATGCACGAAAGAGAATAAATAGGGGGATTTCAGTTTTAATACGTGGCACAGTTGCACGAAGTAGGAGAATTTGCGGGTTCTTTGGATGGTATACAATTTTTACTGCATTTGATTTTGGTACTTGGTCATTATCAGGTCCAATTGCCTTAATTTCAACCGATTCTACTTCCTTTGTATTACGATTATTACGAAATACGAATGGGCGATTTTCAGACATGCGTTCTTGACTAATAATTGCACGCTCACCACCCTGAATAATGAAATATCCACCCAAATCATATGCACATTCACCTAATTTACTTGGATGAATATTATCTTGGTCCTTCAGCAAACAATATTTTGAACCAACCATTACTGGAATTTTACCAAGATGTACATGTGGGAATAGACGTTGACGCTGTTCTTTTATACCACCACGACTATGGTCAATAAATGTTGTTGTAATTCGTACGTCTACATTCAGTGGTGCAGCATATGTAAGATTTCTTAGTCGTGCATCATTTGGCAACATCGGCTGTACTGCACCATTATTTTCAAAGATAGTTGGTTTACGAAGGCTCACTTTTTCAAATACTAATTCAATTTCATATTCATGTTGTATTGGTGCAACTGGTCCTGATGCAGATGGACGTGCAATAGGTATCATATTACCATCGGCCGCCTCTTGTACTTCTGGAATACCAGGTTCAACACCTAGCATTGCATTTGCAGCAGAATTAGACATTCCTGTTGCAGTTGCTAGTGCAGTACGTGGTCCACCTAATGGAGTTTCTGGAGAACCCTTTACAGTAATTGGATTTATCATATGAATGATTTCAGGAACATCATGTTCAATAAAATTATTAAATGATTCTATCTGATGATGGATAATCTGTCGACCATCCGCCTGACCAAAGAATGTATCCAATAGATGGCGATAAGATGGTGTTGAATGTTCCATTATAACTTTTATTCAATAAGATATATACTATTTATTATATATCAAAATGAAAATCAAATTTTTATAAACGGTATATATTGTATTATAATTATGAATAGATTTTAAGTTATTAATATTCGAATAAATAACTAATAATGTCATCAGAAATTAAATCCATTACAATTACTGGAGGTACTAATACATTGGTTGGTGGAGTACCAAAAAGAAGACGTGGTGTTACACGTAAACGTAAGAATCTGCAAGTTGGTGGTATTTCAAAGGAAGGTGAAAATTATGAACAAACACCAATTGTTACTTCAACTACTAATACAATTGGTGGGCAAATGACAAATGTACCACCACCTCCGGTTATTACTGGTGGTGAGCCAAAAATAAAGGTGAAACTTGCACCAAAAAGACAAACACATCGTATTGTATTAGTAAAAAAACATTCTGCTGACAAACAACCCATTAAACATTATAGAAAACACACAATTAAAAGAATTTCAATTACAACTGATAAAATTCATAATAAATTGAAAAAGGCAAATACAACACGAAAGGCTGCACAAAATATGCATATAGATGATATTAAAAAACATTTAGTTCAAAAGAAAATTATTAAAGGTGGCAGCAATGCACCACCAGAATTACTCCGTAAAATGTATGAGGATTCCATGATTGTTGCAAATAGTTCTCTATAACACAATTCGCCCCTGAAAATTTGATTAACCCAAATATTAATATAAAGATATTGTCTATTAATCTAATTACTAATGGAATCCTTTGTTGATTTAATATGTGTTAATGAACATAATAAACTGCGTGTTAAAATTACAACACCAGGGTATCTTAACACAGCGAATGTGCAGTTTCCGCGAGATTTGCGTGTTCAAGGCCGTCGTTTTCGAGTTCCATCATATTATGTTACACTGATTACAATGCGTGGTAAATATTTCTATTCTGTTAAAAAACGCGATGCAATTACTATTGTAGATAGTACACAGCTACAGCAAATTGATACAACAAATATTAAAGTATTTGAAGATACAGAAACAACTGAATGCGCCATTTGCTTCTGCAATGAAAAAGCAATTGTATTTAATCCATGTGGACACTATTATACATGTGGTGAATGTTCAAATAAAGTTAGTGCATGTCCTATATGTCGTATTAAAATTACAGCGCGCATTGATAGAAATCTTATCCAATAAATTAGCGGTTATCTAAAAAAATTGCCTCGATATATAAATATTATTTTTAATACACTCTATTTATAATATTTATTAACAAATGTATGATTTATATTTGGATTTCTACAATAAATATAGCAAGATATATGGTGAAAAGACGGCTATATTTCTTCAAGTAGGTTCTTTCTATGAATTATATGATAGTATTGACCCTACAACTGGTATAACAGATTGTAATGTGACTTCAATTGTTGATTTTATTGGTATTCAAATAACTGTAAGAAAGGGGGATGGATTAAATGGTAAAGATGGTTTGTTTGCTGGTGTACCTGATCATTCGCTGCATAAGTGGGCAGGACGTTTAACAAATGGTGGATGGACAGTTGTTGTGGTTGACCAAAAGAAGGATAGAACAGGTCGTGTTATAAGTCGTGATGTTGCACGTATTCTATCACCTGGTACACATATTGAAGCTCTTTCAGCAAATGATATTGCATCCTTTATATGTATATGGTTTTCAATGCCTGAATGGGGCGCAGCAATGTTTGATTTATCTACAGGTGTGACGAAAACAGCAGCAGGAACTGTTCACGGTGATATACAGTCAGGATGGACAGCGGATGAACTTGTACAGTTTATTCAAATATCATCTCCACGTGAAATCCTTATTTGTTGGCGAGGTGAACAACTATACTGTCCAGATGAAATGGCGTTTCGTAGACGTCTAGGATGTGTGCAAAACCTAATACATATACGTTCAGGTAATGCAGATGTACAGGGTCAATTAGAAAAAGTTGCAGTTCGTGAGGAGTTTCTACGTCGTGTATATTCACCACAGACAATGATGACTGTATGGGATTGGTTATCTATTATTGACGGTTCCTGTGAAGAACGTGCTCTAACAACATTGTTGCGATTTATTGAAGACCATCTTCCTTCTGCATTTCAAAATCTTCAACAGAATATTCCATGGAAACCTGAACAATATATGCGGCTTGGTAATAATGCATTAACACAACTGCAAATTCTTACACCACGTATACAAGATTCTATTCTTGGTATGTATACATCTTGTGTTACACCAATGGGTAAACGTGGTATACGTGAACGCTTATTAATGCCAAGTGCATCTTCTACTGTTATTGAACAACGTCTACAAGAAGTAGATTCGATGTTTAATATATCAACGGATGTAATGAATAATATTGTACGTATGTTACGCGGTATGTTTGATTTGCCTCGTATTCATCGACGTATTCAAGCATTTATTGCAGATTCATCAGATTTTATTAAACTTCATATAACCTATACATATACTGTACATCTTATTGAATATATTTCAAAGAATATTACAACATTGCATGGTGACAATGAAAAACGGCTATTGGACAATATTAATACATTTCTGAAGGGCGTATTTATTAAACATATCAATATTGAAAAAGCAGAAAAGAATAATGAAGATATTAGTCCATTTAATTCAGAAACATGGTCAAATATATTTGCAATAGAAAAACATATTGAGGAAATTAAACAGGAGATTGAATGCTTTGCAAAAACATGTAGAAGTGTAGCGGGGTGTTCTCAGGATGCAATAAGAATGGAGACGCGTGATAAGATACCATATGGTATTCGTGGTACAAAGATTGCATTGGCTTCCTTTAAGAAAAATCTTGGAAAAGTAGAGGGTATAATAGAAGGTGTGGAAGGCATTGAAATATCTCAATTGAAAAGTGGTGGATGGATTGATAGTCCATGGCTTGAAAAGAAGAATGCACAAATGATAGGGTTACGCGAGAAGCTGCAAAAAGAAATTATACAGACAACTGAAATTGTATGTAGGGATTTTACAAATAATAATAATTGGTGGAAAACTGTGGAGAATTGGCTGGTAAATATTGACTGTACACAATGCCTGGCTCGCGAAGCTGTGTCTCGAGGATACTGTCGACCTGTTATAGCTGCTGAAAAAACTGCATCCATATCTCTAAAAAACCTGCGTCATCCTATTATTGAATCACAACAGACACGTACAGAATATGTACCACATAATATTGAACTTGGTGTCAGTACTAATGGCTGGCTAGTATATGGTATGAATGCATCTGGTAAATCATCTTTAATGAAGGCCACAGGAATTGCAATACATTTAGCACAATGCGGTGCATATGTACCTGCATCTGAATGTATATTAACTCCCTTTACTGCATTGTATACACGGATTTTGAATCATGATAATATTTATGCAGGGCTTTCTAGTTTTGCAGTGGAAATGGTTGAGCTGCGCGATATATTAAAATATGCTGATGAGAATTCTATTGTTCTTGGTGATGAATTGTGTGCAGGTACAGAAACACGTTCAGCTGAGGCAATTGTTACAGCAGGTATACATTGGTTTTCAAAACGGAATGTTAAATATATATTTGCAACACATTTGCATGGACTACTTGATATATTGCCTGAACCATCTACATTAAATCTACAGATTTGGCATTTGCGTGTTGTATATAATGCAGCAATTAAGAAACTAATATATGAACGTCATTTGAGACCAGGTGCAGGTTCATCACTATATGGTTTAGAGGTGGCACGTGCACTTGATTTACCAGTTGATTTTATTGATTCTGCGCATAAAATAAGACGTCAGCTTCTCGGTTCAAAAGTAGAGGAGGAGACAATGACATCTGCATGGAATTCAACTGTTATTAGACGTGCTTGTGAACAATGTAGGTCAGAAATAGTGAGAGATTTAGAAGTACATCATATACGCCCACGTGTTGAAGCAGAAGGTAAGAGATTTAATGATACAGGATTAATGCGTGATAATCAACGTAATTTAATTGTAGTTTGTCAAAAATGTCATGATGCTCATCATGCAGGACAAATAGAATTAGCGCCGCTTGTTCAGACATCAGAAGGTCCTATGCGTTTGACTGGTGATATTAATGAAAAAACAGTGAAAAAAGTAGGGCAGACAAAACAGTCTAAATGGTCTGATACAGAACAGGAAAATATTAAAACAGTTTTAAAAGAATATCCTACAATGCCAGCGAAACATTTGGTTTTCAAACTTTCTGAAGAATATGATATAACAATTTCTGAAGCAACTCTTCGCAAAATTAAACAGTCAGGTACAATATAGATTAATTATAATTATGTGAAATAATAATTAATATAATTGGTGAGTAATATAGTGCTCATATCTAGAATCGTCTGCCAGCACCAGGTGGTTGATTGAGTTGTGCTTGAATGGATGCAATGCTTGTTCCAAAATTAGTGGCGGGTTGAGATGATTGTTGTGGAGCATTACGAGATGCATTTGCAGCAGCAGCAGCTGCAGCTTTTGCTGCACGTTCTTGTTCACGATCAATTAATGCATTTTTAATGAATTCTTGTGCATCTCCACCTAATTTATCAAATGCACCCATAATAGTATCTACTTTCCATTTTAACTCATCTACTTGGCGATGTAGACTTAGAATTTCATTACGTACAGGGTTTGTTGCTTGGTAATTTAGACCTGATTGGTATAAAACACTAGACATTTTAACCGGATATTTGATATTATATACATCCTATTAACCGCATATTATGCGCTAAAGTATAATATAAAAATTTGATTTACGATGATTGTATATTCACATACTTAGAAGATATTGGTTATAATAGATTAAAATGATAATTCCAGTAAGATGTATGAATTGTGGTAATGTATTGGCCGATAAATGGCGTACATATCAGGCACGTGTAGCACAAATTCGTAAAATGACAGGAAAAGAATCAAGTTCAACTATTTATATGGATGCAACATCAGTAATAGATACACCCGAAAAACAAGTATTGGATAAATTGGGTCTCCGTCGTTATTGTTGTCGTAAACACTTTCTAACTCATATTGACCTTATTGAAAAAATCTAATAAATTGTAGGATTTATCTATATTATAAACATTAAAATACATAATATTATTAAGTTTTAAAGATGGAATTTTTCTTACCAAGTCTTGTAATATTAATACTTGCTGGTGTCACTAGTTTTGTTATTATACCTCGTATGGGTCCAATGATTGTATTAGTTTTATCACTCGCCTTACTTGCATTTGGTATGTATCATCACTATAAGTTATTTTCATCTGAATACAGACTATCTACTTGGCAAGAGCAATTGAAGTTCTATGCTCCTGGTGTTGCTATTGCTGCATTAGTCTTCTTTATTCTATTTTTCGTTGTTTCACTATTCAAAGGTGGTCAAGTACCTGTTCCTAACATGCCAAGTCCGGCTATTACTGCTAATAATAGCACTTTATCTCCTGTTGCTTCTATAATAAATACTGTCAAAAATACTGTATCAAATGCTGCAGAAACTGTATCAACTGCTGCTGAGAATGCTGTAAATACTGTGACAAATACTGTATCAACAATTACAAATACTGTGTCACCTAATAAAAATGGACGAAATATTCGACCATCTTTCTTTAATAAAGTATAAGTAAGATGGTAGCTCCCAAGAAAACTAGAAAACACAGAGTTCATACTGTACAGGGTCTTCGTGTATCATTAGAACATATACGTACATATGCAACTGATTTAATGAAAACAGATGAAAGTATGCAGTCAAAAGTGAAGAAATTCCAAAATGAATGGAGAAAGGTATTTCATCGTAAAATAGATACAGTTGCTGCACAGGCATATCTAAATTTCCTTAAAGCATCTCCTAAAAAACAACGTGGTGGTATGGCTCCGCTAAATGATGTAATGCGACCTGGCATTGATGGAGTATACGGTCAATTTCCAAAATATCAAATTGATGGTTTAGAACTCCCTCAAAATTCACAGATGCAATTATGTGGTAAAGTTGATATGACACCTCCTGGTGCAAATACCGCACAATTTGGTTCAGTATCACAAAATGTATTCAAAGGTGGTAAACGTACTAGAAAGAATCGTAAACAACGTGGTGGTATGGCATTCTTAGATTCTGTTTTCCAACGACCTATATCTACTGAATCACCACCTTCTATCATGTATGATGGTATGGCTGCATGGAAGGGTCTTCCCTCCTCTGCATCACCCGATGCATCACAACACTCCTTTTCTTATTTAACAGGAAAAAATGTACCATTCATTCCTGGAACAAATATATCACAAATAACACGAACCTCCGCTGATATTACATCTGTATAGAGACTTATATCTGCAAATAATCAATTGTTAATTAATATATTAAACACTAATTAACAATAGCTTATTATATAATAAATGTCTGAAGCGGAAGAGATTAGTATTGATAAATTTATGGACCAATATAATGATAAAATGCTAAATGATGTGCCAGCAACAGGGACAGCAGCACCTCCATCAGCACAGGCCCTGCAACCAGCACAGCAGTCAGGAAAAGACAGCAGACAGTTTTCCAAACAGTTACTTGATTCCTATTTTCGCACAGTTTCCTATCCATTCACTAGACATCATATTGATTCATATGACCAATTCATTTCAAAAGACCTACCCAATATTATTAAATCTAAGAACCCATTACTTATTCTCAAAGATTTAATACCAAACTCAAATAACCAATATACATACAAAGTTGAAATTTTTATTGGAGGTCGTGAAGGCGGCAATATAACTATAGGAACACCAACAATTATACAAAATAATTCTTCTGATATTCGCTTATTATTTCCTAATGAAGCACGTCTACGTAATTTAACATATGCATCAACTGTATATGCCGATATTGATGTCCAAGTAACTCATACTCTATTCACTGCAGATGGTCTCAAATCAACTGTATATGAATTACCAACTATAACACAATATGAACTCTTCAAAATCCCTATTATGCTTCATAGTAAATATTGCTTATTACATAATAAATCAAAAGAGTTTTTAACACAGGCTGGTGAATGTCATTATGATTCAGGTGGCTACTTTATTATTGATGGTGCTGAAAAAGTTCTTATTACACGACAAGAGCAGGCATTCAATACACTCTATATTACTAAACAAGATAATGATCCTGATATTCATACATATGCCACAATAAGCTGTCTATCACCCTCTACACGTATTGTAAAACGTATCTCTCTCGCATATGTACGTGCATCTGAATCGATTCAAGTATCCATTCCTATGGTAAGAAAACCTGTACCTCTCTTCATTCTATTCCGTGCTCTTGGTATTCAAAGTGATGAAGATATTATACGTACAATCATACCTAATCTTGATACTCCTGATGGACAACGTATGGCAAATCTATTAATACCATCCATTATTGAAGCCGCGCCATTTTTCACAACATACACTGCAATTCAATATATTAAAACACTCACAAAAGGTTTCGGTGAAGCACATGTATTAGATATTATTCATAATCATCTCTTCATCCATATTGAAGAATCTACACAAACAAAAGCTGTATTTTTAGCAGATGCTGTCAAACGTATGTTATATGTTGTAACTGGTTATGATAAATCCACCGATAAGGATGATATTCGCAATCAACGCTGTCTTGTATCTGGTTTCTTAATTCAAATGCTATTTCAAGGAGCATATAATACTTGGACAAAGGCAGTAGGACGTGCAATTGATGAAGAATATAACTACAATAAATCAACATATTCTGGAGAGAATTTCTTGAACATTTTTAAAAATACACACCATGTTTTCCCACCATTAATTACTGATGGTATAATGCGTGGATTCAAAGGACGTTGGGGAACTGGCCTCGGTGAAGAAAAAGCAGGTGTTCTGCAAAGTCTCTCTCGTCTGTCATATATGGATTTCATGTCACACTGCAGACGTGTATTACTCAACTTTGACACCAGTTTGAAACTAACAGGACCTCGTCATCTTCATTCAAGTCAATTTGGCTATTTTTGCACACATGAAACTCCTGGTGGGTCCTCTATTGGTATTACTAAAAACCTCAGTATTATGACTGCAATATCTACTGCAACGGATCCTGCACCTATTATGAAATGGCTAAAAACACGTGGAGGCGTATTACCATGCGAAGCTGTCCCTGCTGGTATGCAACGTCTTGCATATGTTCCTGTGTTTATTAATGGTGGTATTTTCGGCTTCACTAAACATCCTCTACAATTAGTACGCATTCTCAAATTATTCAAACGTACTGGTTTCCTCTCCCCATCAATTAGCTGCGGATTCAATATTCGTGAACGACGTGTATTCCTATACCTTGACGAAGGGCGCCCATTAAGACCATTAGTTGTTCTTGAAAATTCTGAACAAAGAGTACCATATGATAAATTCACTAAACTACGCAGTTGGCGCAATTTAGTAATTGGTACACACCCTGAACGTATGGATATTACACTTGATGGTGCCGATTTTATTGATCCCCTTGCTGGACATTCCAAACTAACCTTCTCAGATTATGAAGCTGCTCTTGAACCATATACTGGTATTATTGAATATATTGACCCATATGAACATAATGAACTCTATATTGCAGCTTTCCCTGAGCATATTAATGCTGAAACATCTCATATGGAAATTCATCCATCTACTATAATGGGTCTTATGACTGCACAAATTCCTTATGCAAACCATAATCAATCTCCTCGTAATCAGTTATCATGCTCACAATCCAAACAGGGTATTTCTATATATACAACCAATTGGAAAAACCGTTATGATAATAATACACATATTCTATGTTATGGTGAAGCACCACTCTCTCGTACATTATATTGGGATTATGTTGCTGAAGGACGTATGCCATATGGTATGAATATTGTTGTTGCTATTGCATCATATACTGGTTATAATCAGGATGATGGTATTGTAATGAATGCCGATGCTATACAACGTGGTATGTTTCGTACTGTCTGTTTCCGTTCATATGAAATGTTTGAAGAAGATGATGAAAAAACCATGTCACGTATTCGTATTGGCAATCCTGCCATGATTCCTAGTTGGATGGATTTACGTCCTGGACTTGATTACACTAAATTAGATGAACGCGGTATTATTCGTGTTGGTGAAGTTGTAACAGAATCTACTGTTCTTGTTGGCGCATATATGACAAGCGATATCGCTAGTGCTTACAAGGATTCTTCTCTAACACCACAAGTATGGACGACTGGTCGTGTCGATGATGTAGTTATAACTGTTTCACCTACTGGCCTTCGTATGGTGAAAATTCGTGTTGTTCAAGACCGTGTACCTGAATTGGGCGATAAATTTTGTTTAACTGATGACCATGAAGTATTAACTTTGAATGGTTGGATTCACATTTCTGAAGCATGTAACTATAAAAACAACGATTTATTATTAGCTCAAGGTCATATTAATAGTCATATGTATTATAATTATATCAATCCTATTGAATCACATATATTTGAACATTCAAATGATAAAGTATATCAAATTAATATGGAAAATACAACAGAAAATTTGGAGGTAACCTATGAACATAAATTATTAATAAAATATAATGATTCATTAAATTATGAATTAATAAAAGTTAGTGAATTAGATTTACAAAGAAAACCTAAAATGATTTCTTCAAATAATATAGAATATTATATTAGTTCTATTACAACACGTAATACAAATAATAATGAAAATGTATATTGCTTTACAGTACCAACAGGTATATTTATTGCACGACGTATTGGACAACAGTATGGATTTTATACAGGTAATTCTAACAGACATGGTCAAAAGGGTACAATTGGTATGTTAGTACGTGGTCATGATATGCCTCGCACAGGTTATGGATTAATTCCTGATATGATTATGAATCCCCATGCAATTCCATCACGTATGACTATCGCACAGCTTATTGAACAGATTGGCGGCAAAACCGCTGCACTAGCTGGGTCAGTAGCAGATGGTACTGCATTTATGAATGAAGGCTCCCCTGCTGATATATATGGTAGTATCTTAGAAAAACAGTTCGGTTTTGAAAAATTCGGTAATGAAGTCCTCTACAATGGTCAAACAGGTGAACAAATGGAGGCTGCTGTCTTCATTGGTCCATTATATGGCATGCGTCTCAAACACATGGTAGAAGATAAATGGAATGCACGTGGTCAAGGTCGTCGTGAACAACGTACTCATCAACCCACAGGTGGTCGTGGTAATCAAGGTGGTCTCAAAATTGGTGAACAAGAACGTGATACGATTGTATGCCATGGTACAAGTTCCTTTTTACGTGAATCCATTACTGTTCGTTCTGATGGCGCTAAATTCCCTATGTGCACTGGATGTGGTACTATACCTATATATAATGCTAAATTGGGTATTTCTATTTGTTCCATGTGCCAAGGACCATTACAATATATTGGTAATACATATGATACTCTTGAATTATTGCCACCATTATCGAAACCCACAAATGAAATTATTGAAGTTGAAATGCCATATGCAACCAAATTATTTGAACAGGAAATCAATACATTCTTAAATATGAGTATGCGTATATTATCTACACGTGGTCTTACACGTCTACGTGGAACAAATAATATAATTGAGGGTATTTCACAAGAATCCATTGAATTGACTGAACTCCATTTACCAGATTTATTACAGGTTGAAGAAATGGCAGCTCCATCAGAAAAAGTAATTATGGCAGAGGATTTAATGAATGCACAACAGCGTCTTGAAGATATGAAACAGAAGATTCGTGATACAGAAATTGCAGTACAGTCAATACAGGATACAGTACAGTTGACAGCACAGGAGACAGGAAATGAATTGCAGGTAGGAGAACAGCAGGCAGAGCAGCAACAGGAAGAGCAGCCAGCAGTAGAACCTGTACAGGTTGAACAACCAACTATATTTGTAGATGACACAGTTCCTATACAACCAACGGATGATAATATTAAAGAAATCAATACTACAACACAACAACCTATTACTAAAATTGCAGAAGTTGCTCCAACACCAATGGAAGACACCTCAATTAAACAAATAACAAATCCTCAATTAATCCCAGCAACAAAACGTACACTATGTGTTAAAAAGAAGCCACAACAAGAAGAACAACTGAAACCATCCATACCAGCTAATACAGCAGTACAAGTTGTTAAATTGGAATAAAAATTTGACTTATAGAATGTATGTATTTATTAATATAATCCCTTAAAGATATAGTAATATTATATAATAAAATGAGTGTAATTGGTACTGATTATATTTATCGTTCAAGAACAACAATTCTTGATATTCTAGAAGACCGTGGATATAATACAAAACCCTATCGTAAGTTTTCACCAAAAGAGATTGATGCATTCATTTCAAACTATTCATCCCTGAATATGACACTTCAACATTCAGTTGATGATAAACGTCATTGTATTATTAATTATCTTACTTCACGTCTCATGAAACAGAAAGTAGGTGTATTCTTTGAAGATATTCTTGAAAAAATGGAGATTGATGAGGAAGACAGGGAATTTTATGAAGGTATATTCCTAATTCAAGAACCTATTACAGATACTCATCATCTTGCAGCACTAACGGAATGGAATAATAATAAAAGACGCATTGCATTCTTCTATATTCCACAAATTGTATTGAATCCATTGAATCATGTACTTGTCCCACCACATACAATTGTAGCAAATGACTCTCATGAAGAACTCATGAAACAGCTAAATATTACTTCTAAATCACAACTCCCTATTATTAAATTTCATATAGACCCTATTGCACGTTGTCTAGGTCTGATACCCGGTGATATTATTAAAATTGTGCGACCAAGTCCATCTGCTGGTACTTATACAGTATATCGAGTATGTACTCCATAAAATTTAACATAGTATATTTAAAAATAATATTATATGTTAAATGATATTTCTATTAAGCAATAGTAAATAATAGTAAAAGAATGCCAACTCTAGCAGAAATTGATCAAACAAAAAATCAATTAAGTGCAAGATATACAGAATTAGAAACATATAGAACAACACAATTGGCAAATGATATTAATCAATTGAATCAACTTTTTAATGATTATATTAAAACGGCTGGTACAGATGATTCCAAACTATTAGGTGATAATTCAATATTAGATTTAATACAAAAAATCGATACAAAATATGCAGCTTTTAAAACATTAGTTACAGATTCCTCTCAACTACTCAATACATTATCATCACAAGCAGATATTGGTCAACGACTACAATCATTGGGTGATAAGCAAACATCCATTACAACTCTCAAGAAAGATGTAAAAGAATTAGAGCAACGTGTTGATACAGGTGATGAACGTGAAGAACTCATTAAAACACGTGATGAAAAGGCATCCTATGCTGAATTATATGGTGGTATTAATAAACCACTACATATAAATTCGCTACCAATCCTACTGTCATTAACAGTTATATTTTTAATGGGCGGATTATATGCATTGTCTACATTTTTTCCAAATATATTGGGTTCAATAACGGGTTCAATACAATCAGTTAAAATGCCTCAATCAGATGAACCTTTTTCATTCAAATCAGTCTTATTATCACCATATTTATTAATAACATTAATTGTTGGTTTAGTTGCAGGTTTTGCAATATATGCAGCCAAAAAAGATGGTAAGATATAATAATATAATTAAGTAAAATGTCTTGTCCGAGCACTACTGCAACATTTACAGATAGTCAATTAACTGAATTATTCCCTAATGGTTATCTTCAATTATTGCCTAATAATCCATCAAGAACATCAAATGGTGTATTATTAAATACATCAGTAACCTCATGGATTACAGCATTGTTACAGAACAATAAGCTTCCGACTCAACCATCTACAGTTGAATTCAATAATGCAGCTAAATCAGCATCAAATACAAATTCTCAGAATACAGTTATACAGAATTACATAACAGCTGAAAATACATTTGCTACAAATCTTAAAAATGAATATTGTCATTATGAAGCTCGTTATAAGGCGGCATTAAAAACACTTCTAACAAAGCTGTCAACTCAATATTCTACTGCAGGTAATGTTAATGCATCCATTACAGCTGATGTAGATAGATATTTAACAGTAACAGAGTCATTAAATATCAAATTAAATGATTTAATCATGTTATCAAATGGTGTTGCACAAAATCGTTTAACATTAGCACAAGCAAATGCAACAACTGCAAATGAAATAAATCAAGAATTACAAACACATGCAACAAATTTACAAAAACAAGCAGCAATTCTAAAAGACAAATCATCTACAACTGATTTGTATAAACGTATGGTGGAGTATACTGAAGAAAAAAACAGAGCTAATCGCAATCTATTATCATTATATTCCTTCCTTAATATTGTTGCACTTGGTATGCTTGTATATGTCTATAGAGCATCAAATTAGATATAATTATAATTTAAGAATCTATTAATAAATCAAAATGCCTACAAACAATTTTGATTCATTAATACGTGATGTACAATTAGCACAAGATGTTGAACTTGCTAATAGTATTAATAATTTAAAAGCAAATCCGGCACAGTTATCTACATACTTACAAACTGCTAGTGATAATATTTACAATAAAATCACTACAGCTCGTCAAGATGCGTTCACAAAATCATTCAGTGATATGAATCGTGCTGCTGATGTTCAAAAGAATCAATATTATTATACACAACGTAATCACGATTTGAATAATCTTCAACAAGGTTTCTATAAAAATGTTGAAGCAGAAGCCAATAAGTATGTAGTTGATAATGATAATGCAAAACGTCAATATGAAATTAATGAATGGACTTCATCTAATAAATTAGATACACTATTCATTTTCCAAATACTGTTTGTCTGTTTACTTGTTGAAACTGTTGTTGTTCTCTTTTGGCGTCGTGGATTATTCAATACTGGCATATTCTCAATAATTACTGTAATCCTTTTAGCAATATTTACATTTACTGTTGTAAGTCGTGCACAATATACACAGAAGTTACGTAATAATCGTTATTGGAATAAACGCAATTTTGATGTATACAGTAAAAAACCAATTCCTGTACCCGATTGTCAAGCACTGTCAGATGCTGCAAATACTGTATCAGATGCTGTATCAAACCTGCCTGGAAATGTAACAGATGCTATCAATTCTGGTAGACAAAGTCTGGGTTCTTCATTATCATCTCTAGCTAGCGCTATTTCTGGTTAATAAATAACTATTTTAATATATTATAATAAAAATGGCATCCATAAAATCATCATTAATAAGTGCAGTATCATCAGCATCTAATAATAAAAAAACAACGACTATTGCAGGCAGCACAGTATTATTATATGATATATCATCTAATACTGTCACACGTAATGCAATAAATATTACTGAAAAAACTATTAAGATTAAGACAGATATTACTAATAAAAAACCATCAACTACAACAATTAATAGTAAACTACAACAAGACAATATACATACCTCAACTGTTGATGAAAGAATATACCATATATTAAATATTACTGATATTATGTATTCTAATGAAAAACTTAATACACCACATTTTATAAATACAATTGAAGATATTTCTGATTTAGGACTAGCTATATTAAATAAAATTGCAACCAATGAAAAAAATGATGTTATCAGACACTATGGTCCAGCAATATATAATGATATTTCTAATTCATTAATTTTTAAGCAATCTATTACTTTATCAAATTGGGAAACAAAAGATATTCACAAACTGAATTCGATTTTTAATAAACTATCACAGTTTATTCCTGAAATAAATGAACCATTTCCGAATGTAGTTAATGCATTTATTACTAAAATGAGAACATCATAAAGTGATTATTAATAACCGAAATGATTATTAATATATTATAAAGAATGTTCTATGAGTCATTTACAGATGCTTCCACAACAAATGCGCAATGTACTAGTACAGGTAGTGCAACAACAAATTTCAAAACGAGTCTAACAACATATTTAGAACAATGTAAAAATGGTGGCCAATATCCTGAAGCAGTTACACAATTCTTTCAACAAACACTTAATATACCATCACAATTTGAAACAATGAGTGCGGTCTATACAGATTTGAATACAACTCTAACAAATGTTATTAGTAATAATGGTGCATTATCATTCGTTGAAAAAATAGATAATGCACTCGATATAATCAATGAAAAGGAGAATGAACTAAAAACAATGAAAACTAAATTGGAGAAAAATGCAGAACGTAATGACCGCAGATTTGTTGAAGAAAAAATCATTGCAGGTGAGACAGAATCATCTGATAAACTTCGTACATTTCAAGATAAAGTTGTTGGTGCATTATTTTTCTCATATATTTTCTTGGCCATTTCCATTATTGCTGTAACTGCACGTAATAGTCAATACAATTATAAAGTCATTGCCGTTTCTGCATTAATATTCCTATTCATCTCATCTGTATTATATGCTTTATTTAAACATTTTGCTTAAAAAAATTTGAGCTATGCATATATTAATAAATACTTTACACTAAGATTTTATTAATATGATTATATCTACTAATTTTACACCAATTAATTTTCCCATCACTCTTACACATTCTATTCAACATAATGAACATGTATTACTAAGCACATATTTCTATAATATTGTTAAAGAACAACTATTCTATCCATTTAATAATATTCCTGAATATTATATTATATTTTATGCTCTACCAAATAATAAGAAGGAATTTACATTATATTGTATACGTTATAATACACAAACACATGTGATTGAATATATGATTGATTGTAGACGCACTTATGTATCACTAGAACAATTGAGGATTATGTCAACACTGAGAACAAAAAGATTTAAGACAACATTATGTGGATGTCATAACTGTTTTAATAGATTAATTACTAGCGGCGACACAACTATTTAATCATCCTCTTCTTCATCATCTTCTGTCATTAGTTTCACATGTCTATATACTTTCTTTTTACCTTCAGCCTCTCCAAATTCCTCATCCATTTTTTTCTGAAATTCTGATTGATTTAGCTTAGGACCATTACTATTATGTGAATGCCATTGACCATATAGACGCCATACTTCTGCAAGTGAAATTTCACAATCATCTTTGACAACACGCAAATGTGCAGTACGAAATTTAGCAAATACATCAAATGTCTCCTTATATTTCTGTGATTCTTGCATTACAATGTCTGGAATAGGAGATAGACCTGCCTTCATATATTCATGTTCATATACATATACTAGACGAGCAAAGAATGCTTCACGCCAACGACGTAGTTTAATATCTAGATAATCATCACGTGGATAGATATTCTTCTTTGGGTCAATATCAGCTGAATCTGGTTCCACGAATTTACTTACAAATGGTACAACACGAATACGACGCCATGTACCACGATCCATTGAATGAATTGGTGGAAGTTTATTACACATCATAAAGAGTTTACCAGAAATCTTGAAACGCTGTTGGTCTTCAAATAGACCACGTGCTTCTACAATATCTTCTCCTGAAAACTGCTTCATACGTGATGTATTAAGTGGTTCACGTTCATCTGGTTCCTGTAGATAAATGAATCTCTTATTACGAATTGAAATAATATCTGGATTTGCTGCACCTGATTCTGGTCTCTTACGTGTTAGTGCAGTTGCTTGTAGAGATGATACATAATCACCCAATACCATTCTCATTAGTTCCACCAATTTCGATTTACCATTACCACCTACACCTGTCCATGTATAGTAGCATTGTTCCTTATTTGCACCTTCTAGACAGGATGCCAATAGACGCCACATATATTCACGTAGACCTTTATCAGGGAATACTTTACTCATAAAATCATCGATTTCTGCATTAGAAGGGTCTTCATCTGCTGTTTCTGGTGTGTATACAACATATTCAATCGCATCAAATTCTGGCATTGAACGACCTGCAAGATTACTTACATAATCATCAGGGCGTCCTGGACGAAAGTTAACTGTATAAATCGTTTCGCCTGATGTGTTTTTACGACCAGAATCTGCACGCAAATCAAGCACTCCATTTGCACAACCAATCAAATAGGGATTCATATTCAATTTAGCTGAGAACTCCTCTTCATAGAATATTGCACCTGCCTCTTTCATAATAGAATCCTTGAATCCTGCATTGTATAGATTCTGTTCAATCTTCAAGAATTTCTTCATTTTCGCCTCTGCTGCCGTCTTTGCAACATCATCCTTCATCTCTGATTCATACAGCATTCTACGAGCACGCACCTTTGCCTTATCCACTAATGCTGTTACATCAGTACTAATCTTCCTGCGCAAATCCATTCCCTGTGGAATTCTGCGCCATACAATACTATCAAACTCATACCATTCTGTTGTTTTATTATTAATAGATGCCTTATAACGGTCCCAAAACATACGATATAGAACACGAGCAAGATGTGTGTGTGTTGCATCTACATCACGGTCAATAAAGGATACAATATCATTGTCAAGCAAATCCTTATAGTGTTCTGGATTATCTTGTTTCGCCCACAAATGTAGTGAACCAAGTTTCAATTTACGAGAATCATTATAAGAACGTTTCCAATTTGTACGCCAATCATCACGCAGTTTATATATATCATTACCTGTGTATTTTGGTGATTTACGACTAAACTCCATCCATACATCAAACATCTCATCACTAGAATCAATATTATGTAAACACCAACCTACTTCAATCCATGTACTGTATGAATCTGCGCGTTCACCTGCGAGACACTCTAGAGCCAATTGTTTCGCCAATTTAATTTCATCTGTTGTAAATCCAGTTGCCATCCATGTTGGATAGGATGCTTCAATAATATCAGTAGAAGCAATGGATAGTTGTGGTTTTGATTTACGACTTACACTGCTTTTCGCTGAACGTGCATCATCAACTGTATGATTGTCTTCCAATTCAATATTATCTACTTCGTCACCTGCACCAGCACTTAGTGTAGGTGATTGCATAGCTCCATTACTGCCACATACCTTACTTTTAATACGACTCCATACATCCATAATCTCTTCTTTTACAGGAATATCATCTGTATCAATATTATAACGAATAGTAAGAAGTTCCATTAGTTCACGAGTATTATAGCTCTTTGGAGATTCTTCTTTGAAGTCATCATTATCTGGATTATATGCTAGAACTGTATGAAGTTTATATGCAGGAATATCTGGTTTTGATTCACCATAGAAGAACCAACCATTCTTCTTTAGAACTGATTCATCATATACATCGGCTTCTGGATTTGTATATTCTGTTCCATCAAATGATGTATTCACTGCATGCATATCAAGCATTGAATAACGAAGAATCTGTTGATGTTCAGAATGTAGTACAATATCTGGACATTCAATATGAATACCATCTTTAATAACTTTTTTACCTTGGCCTGATTTCTTTTCATATGGTAGAGGTCTTAAACAAACGAAGAAACGTAGTTCTTCATATACTGATAGGTCATAAAATGTTTTAATAACATCTACGTACATTCGAATAAATTGTTTAATATGGTCGTCATCAAAACGTCGTGTAATAGCCCCAACAGGGTCATATTTGAAATCCAAATCAATTAGTAGTGGTGAATAACCATCTGTTCTGCGCTGTTCAATGAAGTTCTGTGGACGACCCTTCTGTTGAAACAAATAATCATGTAGTAAATCAAGAAACTTTGTATAATCTTCATCTTTTACCATCCATCTGCCTTTTACCTCACCCATTCCAGTGAATGAACATGGTTTACCACGTTCTGCTGTTCTTGTTAGAAGAAACTCACGTAGTTGATGTGTACGAAATGCTGATTCCAGAACTGGCATTTTCAATTAATGCCGAATAATATTAGTATATTATAATGGATTGTCTATATATATTATATTATAGATATATGATATCAAATTTTTATATTTTTGTATGTCTTGCATAAAAATTTGATAGATTACTTTGAATTAAAACTGCTTATAGAATTCATATAAATAATCTATAATAGATAGTTAAGAATGAAGTTTTGTCCTGATTGTAGATATTATCTATATTTGCAAATTAATCCAGAAAACAATGTGATGATGCGTCATTGTCGCAATTGTGGATATAAGGAGGAGGAGAAAGGTGGTATTGTATTTGAAACAAATCTACAAGAAAAATCTAGTGAGGGTTATAAACTACTATTAAATGAATTTACTCGTCAAGACCCGACATTACCTCATGTTAATAATATTAAATGTGTAAATCAATCATGTAAATCTCGTACAGATAATGTTGATTCGGATATTATTTACATGAAATATGATGCAAAGAATATGAAATATATCTATATATGTAATGTATGTGGTGAACAATGGAAATCGCAAACATAAATGCCTGCAATTTGGGTGTTAAATCGCAAATAAATGCCTGCAATTAGAAACATATAAATTACAAAAACATAATATTTACAATTTGTAATGAATACATATTGTAAATATGTAACTAAAATAATTTTTATTGGAGATGAATGTATTGGAAAAACAGCAATATGTGATTATTTAACTAATAATATGCATACAAAGTCATATGAAAAAACTGTATGTGTAAATTATATAACATACAATACAGCACCAAATCATCAATTATTAATATGGGATATAACAGGTGATAGAAATTATCTACCTTTTACAAAACAATATTTTAATGGTTCAGATGTTATTTGTATATTCTTCAATTCTACAAATTCATTTCAATCTATTGACTTTTGGCATAAATCTATTATAGATAATACTGCAAAAACTCCTATAATTTTTATTATCAATATACAATTTAATAAGAAGAATATATCAACAGTTAATTCAGAAACAGCAAAGAAAAAAGCTGTATCTATGGGAGCATTCTATTATGAATTAAATAAATCAAATATATATGACTTATTTGATATAATTGCATTCTCATTTAATACAGCGTTATAGTAAAGTTACTAAATCAGGATAATATTCAGATAATAGTGTTAATAAATATTGTGGTTCACACGAGGGTGCTTCAAATCGTGAACCAGAAATTATTTCATATATATTATCTATCTTTTCTGGATTTTGAGAACGCAAATATGAACAATAATCCATGTCATTCGTTTTCATATGTATACAACTTTCTATCAATTTAACTAATTGTGGAGAACATGTATTTCGTACATTATCAATTATATAAAAGAAGGAAATTAATTGAAATAAATCACGACCCTTTTTAGGACAACCATCATCTTCATTAAAAAAATCATCACTAGATAGAATTGCAGGCATTACAGGTGGAGGTGGTAATCCAATACATGCAAAACCGAAATCTACTATATTAATCCTTTTTTCTGCCGCAATCTTCCATTGTGATGTAGTTATATATTTATCCTCAGTAATATTTTTCGTTATTAATATATTGTTACCTTTCATATCACGATGATTTAGACATAGATTTGATTCAAGGCATTGTACAATAATTGCAACTTGTGCTAATATAGATACGACTAATTTATCTAATTCTTCCGTATTTTTTATTTTATATAA